AACTAATCACACTTGAATATAACCAAGAAAAAATATACATTTATGAATGAACAAGAAATAATCAAAACACAACAGGAGTTAATTGATTTGTTATACTCACAAGTTGTGGACTTATCAATGATGTCCAAGGTTGAATTGGGTGATGATGTAATTGAGGAAATTAACCGATTAAAAGGATTGTTGAATGGATGATAAAAAACTATCAAAGGAAGAGATTGAAGATATTGAATACCTCCAAAAAAATATAATTAAATCGTTAACACTCCCAATACATTTACACGGACTGAAGGAAGATGATGTTGTGGGTGTGAAATCATTGGAAATAACAAAACAAAATAAAGATGAATAAAGCCGACAAATATTATATTCAAAATCTACAAAAGATTATATCAGAAGGATCTTGGGATGAAAATCCAAGACCCAAATATTCTGATGGAACACCATCACACTCAAAGTTTATAACACAAGTGTTTGAAGAGTATGATATTTTAAAAGGTGAGTTTCCAATTACAACATTAAGGAATACTGCAATCAAAACAGGAATTAAAGAAATACTTTGGATATACCAAAAACAAACTTCATCACTTGAGGTTGCTCGTGAATTGGGAATTAACTGGTGGGAAGAATGGAATATTGGTGATAATAGTATTGGGCAAAGATATGGTGCAACAATCAAAAGATACAATTTAATGAATAAATTACTTGATGGGTTAGTTAATGACCCATTTGGTAGGAGACACATTATTAGTATGTATCAGTATGTTGATTTAAAAGAAACAAATGGTTTATTTCCTTGTGCATATGAAATCCTTTGTTCCGTTAGAAAGGTAGGTGAAGATAAAGTGTTGGATATGACATTAATCCAAAGATCAAACGACTACTTGGTTGCAGGATATATCAACAAGATACAATATTTAGCATTACAAATGATGATTGCAGGACATTGTGGTTATAAGATTGGTAAGTTTTGTCATCTCGTTCAAAATCTTCATATATATGATAGACATTTTGATGGTGTTTATGAATTATTAAATAGAACACCATTGGAAACAGATTTACCATACATTGAGTTAACGGAAAATAAAAACTTCTATGATTATACTATTGACGACTTCAAAGTCCGTAATGTAGATAAAATAACAAAGTTAAGTTCAGAATTGGAACTTGCAATATAAAATTAAAAAACTATGGAAAGAGACACATCGTGGGATGATCCACAACTATCAGATGGTGATATGCCAATCAGACAACAGAACGCACTTAAAAACACATTTCCTGATATGGAAATCCAAAAAGAAATTAAACCACAATCACAACTTGAGGAACTTGATGACTATTTGAGAATGTTGGCAGATATGGATAAGATTGGAATTAGAAGAAAGATTGTATTATTGGAAGGATATATTAATAAGATTAAAAACCAAATAAAGGATTAAAATGTCCAATAAAAAACCTGATAATGTTTCTGACAATCCTGGCATATTACCTTATGGTAGTAATGTCGGGGCACCAGCAATTATTCAAGATAACATTGATGAGTGGAAATTGATTAAAGTAAATAAGGTTAATAAACAATTTGAAAGTAAGTTTTTGGAGATTAAAAAAGAATATGAAAAACTTATTGAAGAATATGAATGGAACGAACTTGTTTATAAATCAAAATTCAATTTTGAACCTGTGATAGGTGAGACATATCATCTTTATTATAACAAGATGGGAAATACATTCTTATCTATTATTGAACCAAACCAATGGAATTATGATCTAATTGGTTCATTCATATATAACCACGATAATAAATGGATAAAAAAGGGTTGAAGTTTTAATTTTCAATATTAATATATATTAAGAAAAACAAATTAAGGATATGAAGAAAGTAAGTTTTGATTTTGATGGAACCATTTCCCGTCACTTTGGCGGACAACCAAATCCATTTGAGGATGATGTTAGAAATATGGTTAAACGATTAATAAATGATGGGCATGATGTTCACATTATAACAAGACGATATGGAAATCCAATGATGACAGAAAATCGTGTTGTTTATGATGTTGCGGAAATGTTGGGAATAAATCCTGAGAATATTCATTTTACCAATAGAGAATGGAAGTTTAATAAAATTAATGAATTGGGTATTGAATATCACATTGATGATGATATGACAGATATTGATTATATTAAAAATAATTGTGGTAATACAAAAGGATTTTTATTGAATAACAATGGACCTGAAGGGTTTTATAAATTGATTAACCAATGATAATACATATTTTACCTGAAGAATTTGAGGAAGGATTAAAGGATCCTTGGAAAGCTGGTTTAATTAAAAATCCTTCTATTGATTATGCAACCAACTGTGTTCACGGATGGTTTGAGGATCAAGATGTGATAGTGTTTAGATTCAAACCATATGGATTTATAAATGACAATAGATACAATTCATACGAAATCTCATATGGAATGGCAGGAATAACAATTAATATTACTGTATAATGAAAACAAGAATCCATGTTAATCAACATTATATTCGATCCAATAAGACAAAGGATACCAAACTTCCTGTTATAACAATCAAACAAGGAAGAAAGAACACCTATTGTAATGAGGTTGAGATACTTGGACCAAGTAGAATTGTTTATTGTGGAAGTGGGGATAAAAAACCAATATTAAGTTGTGGTGCAAGGGTTGTGATAGAAACTGAAAGTGAAATTAAAATTATAAGTTAATATGAAAAGAATAGAAAAAATATTATTTAAAATAATTGATAAGGAAATTACTAATGTTGACACATACTATAATTCTGGTTCACTTTGGTTAATTTTTACTGATGAGAAAAAGTGGGTTGTTGAATTTACTGACAGTGGTGTATTATGGTTTAATTATTCTTTTTTTAATGATATTTTTTCTTGGATTGGATTAACTGATAAAAAAGAAGAATACATTAAAAAATGGTTTGAAGAAAGATTTTTATTTAAACCAAAGGTTGAAGATACCATCCAAAATGGGGTGAAGAACACCAAAATGATAGGAATTTGGAATCAAACTCGTGTTGAAGATACCATTCAAAATGGGGTGAAACACACCAGTTGTCTAGAGCTGCGTACCCTAAAAATAGTTGAAGATACCATTCAAAATGGGGTGAAGGACACCCTTCCTTGGTCAAACAATCCGTTGCAAGCAGTTGAATATACCATTCAAAATGGGGTGAAACACACCTTTAAAGGTAACCTCCGTTTTAACGATAAAGTTGAGGACACCATTCAAAATGGGGTGAAGGAAATATATAGCACACTACGACGAACTATTCTTGGGGTTGATGATATCCTTAAAAATGGGATTAAGGAAACCAAAAGTATGGGTGGAAAAAGAAATGGTAGAGTTGATAATACCATTGAAAATGGGGTAAAACATTGTGAAGATGGTGATTGGTTAGATGGAGACGAAAGAATTGATAAAATTGTTGAAAATGGTTTGAAAGTATAAAAAATGTTGTATATTTGTCATATGAATTTATGGGAAAAAGCACATTCTGAAATATACAACTCTAAAGAAGGAGATTCTTGGGGTGACATTAAAGTAGTTAAACGAACTCCAAAAAAAATATATTTGGAATCAGGTTTAATTATAACAATAAAAGATAGTAAATACGGGTTTCAGTATCTGACATCCAAAAGTATAAAAAGGGGAACAAGAAGTTACCCATTGGTTGATCAAATATTGAGAGACATTGAAGGTTATTTAATTTACAAAATACACTCAAAAAATGAAATACAAATTAACAATAATATCTGACACACATAATAAACACAAAGTGTTAAATGGGGATTTACCAGGTGGTGATATTCTACTTCATGGTGGTGACATATCCTCAATGGGATATGAACACGAGATTGAGGGGTTTGCCAAGTGGTACGACAAACTTGATAACTACGATCATAAAGCGTTCATTGCAGGAAATCACGATTGGGGATTCCAAAATAATGTAGAAAAGATTAAAGGTATTTTGACAGGATATAAATCAATTGATTATATTCAAGACGAGATGATTACCATCCAAGATGGTGATAAACCTGAGATTAAAATTTGGGGTAGTCCTTGGCAACCTGAGTTTTATGATTGGGCTTTTAATTTACCAAAAAATGGTGAAGAGTTGAAATCAAAATGGGACATGATCCCTGAAGGTATTGATATCTTAATTACACACGGACCTGCTTGGGGTATGTTGGATGATGTTGAAGGTAGAAGAGGACAACATTTGGGTTGTGAATTACTTGCGGAAAGAATCAAACAAATCAAACCAAAGATTCATATCTGTGGACATATCCATAGTGGGTACGGACACTATTATGATGGACACACACATTACTTCAATGCGTCAGTATTGAATGAACAATACTTATATACACATACTCCTTGGAATATTGAGTGGAATCCAATAACAAATGAAATTAATTTTTTATGATGGAATTAGAAGTTAGAACATTAAATATGACTCAATTGAAATTAATTAGATTTGATTTTGATATGTCACAAAGAGAATTGATAGAAGAATTATTTGGTTCTATGACAAGAGAAGAACAAGTATGGGCTCAAAAAATGAGTTTAACCATTCCAAATATTAGTTCTGAGGAATTTGATAAGGATGTTTGGGACATTGTATTGGTGGATAATTATTTACTTGATTGTATAGAATATATACTAAATAAGTACAATACAAGATATACCGTGGCTGACATTAGTGAAAATTATTATCATCGCGATATCTTAATTGAAGAGTTGTTATCTACCAGCATTGATTCATATCTTGATGAATACCTAACAATAGACATGGTTCTTGATAGGATTAATGAAATTGGGATTAATGGGATTAATAAATTTGAAAAATCTTTTTTAGAAAGATACAATTCAATTTGATTATTCAAAAGTAAATTTATATATTTGTATTATTGTTAAACTAAAAATAAAAGAAAAAAAATGGCAACAAAATCAGGATTAAAAGGAAGGTACATTTGTAAAGTTGGACACTTGGATGTTTACGCTAAAGACACAATGAAACCAAAGAAAAACCGTAGACCTGGATCAACAGAAACAGAAGTTGGATCGACGGTATACAATGTTTATCATTCTAAGAAAATGGTTGAGAAAGGTATGAAAACCAAAGACGAGGCGATTGTTAAAGCAATTGAGGCTTTGGGTAATAAGTACCGAGCAATTTATAATTTGTAAAACAAAAGTCGGATGAAAGTCCGACTTTGTTGTATTTATAAGTGTGAGAAATATTATTAGACAGATATTAAAAGAAGAAACCAAAATAGCTGACAGAATTAAAAAAATGATTCAGAGGTTATTTCCTGATACATTAGTTTATACTGATTTTTTTTACGATAATTATGATGACGAGGATGTTGAGTATAATATAAGAATAACTTATAGATTGTCAGAAAAAACAAGAATTAGTGAGGATGAATATGGTGGTGTTAAACCATATGAAGGAGTTATAGTTTTTGATATTCTAAAAATTGAGTCAACAACATATGATAGTCGTGATGAATATAAAACTTTCTATTATGACGATGACTTACCTGAAGTGGTTTGGGATGTGTTCCAAGAATCCTTATATGAAAAGATTGAACCAATTACACCATTCTTATATTCCTATATAAGTTTTGATATTAATACAAGAACATAGATTGAAATGTGTTAAACGACATTGGTTGTTTAACATTTGGATTATATTTAAATGATACATTCATATCAACAACAGGTCTTCTACCTAATGGAATTGAAAGTCCCCTACTAACCTGATACTCCAAAGATTCTTTAATATCGTCCTCACCAACATTTGGCATTTCACCTTTAAAGAATTCACCATCACCTTTAACAACTTTTCTTTCTTCCATCTTTTGAACATTTGTTACTAGTACATCAACAATCGCTCTATTCTCAATAACATCAAATGATGTAATCTTAAATGTGACTTTTATTTTACTGTCACCCCATCCTGAAGTTATAAATAAGTTTTTGTTTTCAACCTCTGAACTTGTTAATGATGATTTAAAATGCTCTTCTTTCTTTGATATTAATTCATCTAAAGTAATTCTACCCTCAATAATTTTATTCATTTCTTCTCTTGATACTGAAATCATTTCCTCACCAATTTCTCTATTATATCTGGTAGGACGAGAATGACTCATATGTTTGGAAGTTGATGAAGAATAATTATAATCTACGGCAAACCATTTACCAAATTTGAATGCGTATATTGGATACCAACCATATGATGAAACAACATAAACCCATTCATTATCACGACTATTCTTCCAATTACCCTCCAAGTTAGAACCTTTAAATGGTATTTTGTCGGCAACATAAGTTGAGGATAATGTATTACTTGTTCTTTTTTGATTTAAGAACCTTTTTGGATCCTTGTAATTAGATTGAGTTACATTCTCATAATCACCATCAGGACGATAGTTTAATGTGTAGATATTATAATATTTACGAGCTTCATTCCTTGGAATATTAAATGTGGATAATGAGTTCTCAAAGAAGTCTAACATCTTTTTTTCAGTTCCCAAATCTCTTTTAAATTTATTAACAAATTTAAAAAGACGAATCTCCATCGGATTGAAGATACTTTTTTCAGTTTCTTCCTTTATAATGTATTTAATTAAATCTTTCATCTCTTAATAAATATATCTACAATAATGTTTTGATACATATTATAATTAAATAAAAAGAAAATGGCACATCCAATAATCCACGCAAAAAGCTCGGCAAAACAATTCGGAGGGAATTGGGAAGAATACATACATCTACACGAATGGATGGATCAAACTAAATCATGGGTAGGACATTCAGATCATAGAATGTTTCTACATCATTCGGAAGGTATTTTTATAGGGGAGAAAACCTTTGGGACACACTTCAAAAATAGTGAGGATAAAATAGTATACACCAGATATGTTTTAGAACAACATATAAAAGAAGACTGTAATAATTACATTCCGTCTGCAAAAGAATGGGTTACGGCAATGAAAAATCACGACAAACCATTATGGATGATTAAAACGATGAAGTTAGATTTCAACGATTAATACTATTTATTAATAAAAATTAAGATGAATAGACAACTTAAATCATTATTTGACTTCCTAAAAAGAATGGGTGCAACCGAAGGAAATATAAACTTTGGAATTTGGGATGATAATATTGAATATACTGATCAAAATATCACAAATGAAAATGGGAAAAACATCCCAATACCACCACCACTTGATAGATATCTTGAAACTATTGTTGATGAGCATATGGATGAAATATATAAAGATAAAAGGGAAGAAGATACGGGGTATAGAAGAGTGTATATGACATTTGATTTAGATAATTATAAAATCAAAATGGAAATTGAAGCTCAGTTTTATGATAGTGAGACTGACGGAAGTTCGTATGATTTTAAAGATGAAAAACCTAATTGGGGTAAAGTTGTTAACGAAGTATTTGATGAATTAGATTACAATGGTGTAATCATTTTAAGTTATGAAGGTGGTGGAGATAGTGGATACATACAATCTGAAATGAGTTTAACTGATAAAGGTGAAGAGGTTCCTATTGACGATAGATTAGAGGACATTGGATATTTTATGTTAAATGGTTCATTTAGTGGTTGGGAAATTAATGAAGGTTCTCAAGGACATATGTACTTCAATAGACAAGAGGCTTGGATTGAACATACTTGGAATACCGAAAAAGACAGAGAATGTTATAATGATATTATAATATCTGCGAATGACACTACCGACTAATCAAACAATGACATATTTATAATAAAATAAACAAATAAAATTTTAAATATGTCTTATACTAAAGAACAAGTTGAAACGGCAGTAAAAGCCAAAGGGTATGTTTGGTTTGAAGATACCAACAATAAAGGTTATGATGTTAATATTGTAGGAATTAGAAATTCTGCAACAGGTGATAAAGTAACAAATCTTTTTGATGATTATCTAACAATTTCTTACAAAGAAAATGGTGAATGGAAATTCCATATTTGGGCAGCAACAACTGATCCAGGAACAAAAGGTGTAATGCAATATGGTAATAAAGCTGGTGTTGCAAGATTGGTTGAGGGACAATATCGTGGTTCACACACTATGAGACTTCATGCTGGTAAATATGAGGCTTTAGGGCAAAACAAACCTGTGAAAGTATTTAGAGATCCTAACAAGGATATGAAATATGATGAAACCAAAATTCAGGAAGGAGTTTTTGGTATTAATATTCATAAGGCAGGTGCCGACTCAACTTATGTTGAAAACTGGAGTGAGGGATGTCAAGTATTTAAAAAATCAAAAGATTTTGAAGAATTTATGAATATTTGTAGAAAGGCTAAAGGGATTCACGGAAATTCATTTACATATACTTTAATTGAAACTGCGGATATTAAATAATGAAAATTATTATCACTGAAAAACAAATGTCTAAACTTGCGGGTAATAAAATTACCTGCAAGTGTGGACATTCTTGGGTAAAAGAAGATGGTGATGAACACCCATATTTATGTCATTCTTGTGGTTGGGATCAAGACCAAGGTAAGTATGATAAAAAAGAACTTAAGAAGTTTTGGGATAATTATGATGGAGAAATAAATGAAAAGTGGTCTGAAAAATACAAACAATCAATAGATTGTAATAATGCAAAAGGATTCTCTCAAAGAGCACATTGTCAAGGAAGAAAGAAAAGAAAATGAAACTAATCTTAAATGAAAATCAAATTACCAAATTAGCAATCCAAGGAAACAAAAGGATTAAGAATGCGATATTCAAAATATGGAATGATATCGGAGATAACGATATGCTTTTTGCTCAAACACATAATATATTAGGGTTTTCACCTGAAACAATTGAACAAACCACAGGTTTAGGACGCACATTATCAATGTATTATTTAGAATGGAAAGGTGGTGTTGATGAAAACGGGAATTTAAATTTTTCAAAATTGGAAGAAGAGTTATTTAAGCCAAGAACTATTACCTCATCTCATTTGAAAATTAAATTAAATTATGAACCATTTGATTATGAGATTGAGAATGACAAAGTACCATATGACATTCTTGTTAAAATAAAGATTTGGGAGAATTGGGGTGCTAAATTTAAGGAATATTATGATGATTTTGGTGATGATAGTCAGGTAGTTCATGATGTTTTATATGATATTTATGAAGAACTAAATGCCGAAATATACAAAAAAACAGGATTTTTCATAATGACTATTATGGAATTTGTTGATTAATAATTTTATTCTTATATTTGTAAAAAATATAATTTTATGGGTAGTAAAGATGTTAAAAATTTAATTCTAATTGCGTTTGGGCTTTTTTTAATTTTCAGTTATATTTCAGGAACCTTAGATCCATTTGAATCGGGTAAATTTGCAAGATTTATTCAGGTTTGTGTATTTGGATTTATTGCTTATTTGTATTTAGATTCAAAAAGTAATTGATAATCTAAGAATTTATCTGTATATTATTACAGATGAAATTTAAAATAGAAGAAAATACTAGACCAATACAAACGCAGTATTATGTTTTGTACAAGAAGAACTTTCTTTCAAGATGGAAATATACTAAAAATAAACTCGGTTTGACGGCATATTGGGTAACAAAAAAAGGTGCTGAAGTATATATTCAACAAGAAAAAATTAGATTAGGTTTAATTAAATAGTAATGAAAAGTTATAGACAAAAATTGGCAATTTGGGTTGATGAAAAAATTAGTCAAACTGAAAATCCTGAAGTATTATCCGTTTTGAATGATGTTAAAAAACAAATCAAAGGTATGGAAACTGAGGAAGAGTATATGGTAAATAAATCATACGATAAAGGTTATACTGACGCATCACAAAATAGAGGTAGAAGTTCTAATTATTATAAGACATTATATAAGTTAACAGATTATCTTAAACGAAGTGTTAGTAAAAAAGTTTAGTATGTTCAAAAAGTTAAAAAACTTACTATATGGTAAGTTACCTGAAAGTAAGTTTGAAAAAAAAATAGTTTTAGTTAAGTATCCCCCAGTTTGTATTACCTGTGAAAAAGAAATGGATTCTTTGAGAATGAATCGTCCATTTTGTGATGAATGTCTTAATACTATTAAAGATGTTATAAATAAAAAAAATAAAAAGAATGAGAGGAAATCTAAAAAAATATAGTGATGGGTGGTTTATTGAATCCATAGTTGACGATAATGGAATTAAGTTACCACACCCAAGTAGAATAAGAGTCCATCCTGAACAATTAACTAATGATGATCCTTATCGTACAAAATATGGTGTTGATGATGAGGTTTATTTTGAAGTTAAAACTATTGCCTTTGGTGATTCGGAGTTCAATGTAATGGATGAGGATGTTGCGATGATTATTGAAACTAAAACTGATACTTCAGAAAAAGAAGAAGTGGAAACTGAAGAAGAAGTTAATGTTGAAGAACCTGAATTTAATTTTGAAAACAACTCTAAAATGGAATACAGAATTGCGGTTGGTACGGATCCATTGAAACTTATTATTTCGGTGAACGAACTTTTACAACAAGATTGGATACCTCAAGGTGGAATGTGTGTTGACGATACTTATTTTTATCAGGCAATGGTTAAAATAAATTAAGTATGTCTTTGTTTAATATACAACCAAGATATTCAAATCCTGTAGAAAAGTTCGGTTATAAAAAACTTGATTTAATACAGAGGTTTTTAAAAAAATATTTTAATGATAATCAAATCTATATCAGAAATATTGAAATTCAAAAAAAACTTGAATTACCTTCATTTGCGAGTGTGACATTTAGTACCTCTGAAACGATAACACCAATAGAAGTAACTACTTTAATTATAAATTATTATAGTTCATCTATTAATGGTTTATATTGGAATATATCAGTAAAACCCGAAGTTGAAAAAATGATTGTTGATATTTTTACTTTAAAAAATCAAGGAATTGATGAAGCTTTATTAAAAAATATTGAGGAAACTGAAAGAAATTATTTAAGAGAATTATATTAATTCTGACTCTTTAATTCCGTAGTTAACTTATTTAATAATACTCTATTATTCTCAAGACGCTTTAAGTTCTTGGTTAAGTTTCTTCTATTTTTTTTTCCTTTACCTTCTTTTCTTGCTTTTGCCATTGTTATATGTTTAAATTTTATTAATTAAAGTTGTATATAAATATATTTATGATTAATGAAAGATCTAATCCGACAAATATTAAGAGAAGATATAAGTACAAGTTTACCAATTAAACTTAGTGGTAGTTATAGAGTTCCAAAAAATATACCATCACGAGGAGATGCATTACACGCATTCAACAGAAGAAAATCTGATGGGTTTGGTGGATATATGTTAACAGGTGGACCAATACCAAGTCAATGGAGCGGTTATGTTACACTAAATCAAGGGAAAGGTATTAATCAAGTTTTAAGAGAGTTAATTGACAAAGGCGTTAAACCTGATGTTACAGATATTACTATTAATATTAATGATTATACTGTTAATTGGAGTGCAACTATTGATGAGAGTAGTGATGGTAAATCATATTATGGTGTAGGATCAAGAGGTTCTGCTGGCGGAAATGCCGATTCAAGAGCGTTAGGACAGATATCAAAATTAAAATCTAAAAATCCTGAGTATTGTAATTGGAAAGAAGTGTTGGATTTAAATGTAACAACACCGTTTAAGATTAGACAATTCTTTTTAAAATACACTAAATGTAAAGAAGGTGAAGAAAATGATGTTGATAAACTTTATGATAAATTAAAAACTAAAGGAGGTAAGAATTTAGAAAATAAAGTTAAAGATTGGATTAAAGATACTGGAATTGAAAGTAAATTCAAATCATTCAAAGACATTATCAACTCAAATGAGTACAAGGATTTGTTAAAGTTTCTTGAAGTTAAGGAATCAATACAACTAAAGGAAGAATCTAACATACAATCAAGATTAATTTCTGTAATGAAAAATGCAGGATTTAAAACCGCCGCAGATTCCGTTGGGGGAATTGAGAACCTATTCAGAATACTTGGTAGGGATAAAGAAATTACTATGAAATATCTTCTTAGTCATTTTAATGATTTAAAACTTGAAAAGTTCGGAAATGGATTTTATTTGTCTCAGGGTTATAATGCATTTTTAGAAAAGGATTCACCATTTTGGGGTGGAAATATAAAAGTATTTGATGATTACTTTTCCCATTTCTTGCATGACATACCTTATGAATTATACCTTGAATATAGAAAAGATTTACTGAGAGAAATAATAAGTAGATATCCTGAATTAAATGATGGGAGTCAAGTAATCGTATATAAAGACAGAGGATTATATCAAATATTAGACAGGTTTTATGTAAATGATGAGGTAATTACCGAAAGCACTTCAAGAAAAGATAGAACCATTTCAATGATAGATGACATCGGTATTTTGGATACAATACAATTAGTAGGAGGTATTGATAATCTAAAACGAATTTTAGGTAATGATTATTTTAATAAACATAAAAAAATTGAAGTAATTAGTGAAATTGCAGGTCATTTTGGAGGTAGAGGTGAAATACATTTTAGTGATTTTGATATTGATGTTAGTTTAGGTAAGGATGTTTATAGTGATGGAAGTTATCAAGAGACATTTGTACATTATGTTGATGATAATGAATATTTTTACCATAAAACATGGATGTTTGATGAAGATGGATGGATGTTGGATGAACCAATTGATGAAGGATATATGAATTTATATAGTTTGGTGGATTATCAAATTGATGAAATATTTAATGTATTAATTGATAAATTTTTAATTTAATGAATGAATGATTACAAAATTGTTAAAAGAAGAATTATTTAGAATACAAGACTTAATGAATATTAAGAGAACTATTCTTAATGAGGAAAAAGCCGCAACCTCTACAGTTGAGGGAAAATGTTTAAATCTTAAAGATTATTCAAAATCGTTTAGTGCCGCTCAGGCAGCAACTGATTTAAGAGCACAAGAATTTATAAATGGTATTTTAGAGTATGTTAAGACAACTACACCTGATTTATATAGTAAATGGCAATCAGGAACATTTTTAAGTATTAGTAAAGTAACATTAATTGGATGTGCATCAAATAGGGTGACAAGTGATAGAGAAAAAAAATATGTTCAGTATTCATCTACTGGTGGTAGAGCAGTGTTACCTACTATGGATAATAATTATGTGGTAAAAACATATAATAAAGCTTCTTATAATACTGTGTTATCAGGTTCGGGAATAAGTGATTTAAATTATCCAGAATACCAAGTATTTTTTGATGATAATCTTAAATATGCGTCAGACAGAGTAAATAACTTATGGAAAACAATGAAAAACCTCTTAACAAAAAACAGAATTGTGTTTATAGACACACCAACAATAGAAGCTCATATAGTTAATACGGGTGGAAGGTTAGATGAAAATAGAGACACCGCAAGTTACCCTAATCCAGGACAAATAGTCTTATTCAAAGGTACAATCTGTGAATATAAAGGAGAAAGAAGTCCTGATTTATCTTGTATTAAAGGGTTAACGGTTGAGTTTAACTATGATGAAGTTGTTGAAGCAACGGAAGGTGCCGCACATTGTTGTAATAAAGGTAGATTTAACTTAACACTAAATGGTGAACCAATAGTTAGAGATGATGGTAAATTATACGCAAGTGTTAACAACGCGAGTGCAGAACAAGAAGAAACAGGATATGGAAATGAATTTTACAGAACCACGAAAGACTCCAAAGGAAAGGATGTTTTAAATAAAAATGTTTTTGGAAAACTTGGTACTATGGATATACAAGTTTTACCTGATAAAGAACAGTTGACAAGTGTTAGATGGAATAGTACACACAAATGTTGTGAAACTACTAAAAACCAAGGAAATATGAAAAATAAAGATCGAAAAACCGCTTGTTTTCCTGCGGGAAATTATAGATATAATGTCTTTACAATTGATGATGAAAAGGCTAAGGCAATATATGATAAGGCAGTTGCAAATAATGATAAATTTTTGACTTTAAAAAGTAGTACTGATCATCCTGAAGCTCATAAAGAATCCGTAAGAGTTTTAGTAAAAAATGCAAACGGGGAAACCGTTTATGATGTTATTGGTAGTCCATATGGACCGTTTCAAATACCATTCTGTGCTAAACCAACCAATATAGTAGCGTAATATTTTTATTAAATGAAAGATTTGATTAAACATATATTAAAAGAAGAAACAGAACCAAATGATATTGATAAAAAACTTCTTAATTTTTTATTGAGAAGAGTTAGAATTGAGGAAAAAGATTTGGGAACCGATTGGCTTGATAATAGACCCTTAAGAGTTACAGAATATAGATTTGAGGGATTACCTGGTTATGGATTTAATAGTTTTAATAATAAACCAACAATGGAATATAAAATTATTGAAATGTTATATGAAAATGACATAACCGAATATGTTTATAACATGAATGAAAGAAATCCTGAAAGAATAAAAATAATCAAAACCATAAGACATTTTTTAAATAATCTATTAACAAAATAATGAACTTACAAGAAAATATACATAGGATTAAATCAATGATGGGTTTATACGAACAAACATCTGAGATTAAAGTTAAGGCATCTATTGAGGGACTCATTAATTTCTTTGATCCTGCAAATAAAAAAGTTTACAGGTACCAACTTCAAGCCAAAGTGGATGAAAAAACTTCAGTTAATATATTTGTTAAATCAATTGATGATATAACTGGTAGTTTAACTTATATTAATCCTGAAGATGATACTGAAGAAACACAACAAATACCTGTAGATGAATTAAATAAAATTAAACTTGATTCACCAAAAAAAATGGATATTAATAATATCTTATCATTTAGAAAATATCTAAAGACAATAGAGATTAATTTAATATTTGTTGAGGAAAAACAGTTACAAATTGTTAGTCATTAATCAACACCTCTTTTTTATTAAAATTACTTTTTGTATTATTAATATATGTCAGTGGTATATGTTAAAATATTAAATTACGAGAATGGTGTTACCTACACCAAACAAAAAGTATGTACAATACTTGATGAGGATCAGTATGGTAATGTTACCGTTAAAATTTATAACGATGATATTAAAGATTACGAATTAAGAGTGTTAATGAAAGGACAATATTCAAGTCACCCATACTTAATGGAGTTTGATTAAAAATTAATATACTCATAATTAAGATTCTTCATATTTATAGTAATATGAAAGAACACATAAGACATATCTTAAGAGAAGAAACCTCAAGACAAACCAAACTCATTCATATGATAACTAATTTGGGGTTAACCAATACCGCAAAAGCCGTTGGTGGATACAATAGATTAGTTAAAGCATTAGAAGGTACCCATTTTTTTTTAACTCAAATTGATATAACACCAATAGATATTCGTTATTATTTGTCTGGTAGTAGAGGACAAGGTAAAGGTAATCTTTTTTATAGAATTATTATGGACCCTTATGATTTTTGGGATAGTTGGGAAGATTATGACACATACCAATTAATGGAAGAATTAAATGAGGAAAATCTTAAAAATGTAAGAAAAATATTATCTGAAGAGGAAGGTGAGGATTTATCGGATATACCTTTAAATGAATTACTTTGGTATGATCAATCTGATCGTATTGGTAACGCTTTGAGAAATTCGGCAAATATTGTTGATGGAGATGCTTATGGTGATCACTTATATAAACAGATGAGTGATGCTCTTGAAAAATACGGAGGAAAAGTATTGGAGTTCAATAACGAAAACATATCCTTCACCGTAGATATGGAAACCTATATCTCAGAATTAAATGATGAAACAATTGATTATATTATAGAAAGATGTGGACTTGATTTCTCTTGTTTATTTGATGAGTTAAAGAGTGATGGTTGGATAGATAAACCAAAACCGAGATTCAATGAGGATTGGTACAATAATAACTTTGATACCAAGTACTTCAACGAGGTATTTTCAGACAATATAGGCGAATATTTATAATAATATGAAAAAACTCATAAGACATACACTAAAAGAAGAAACAGGAATACAAAATAGATTAAATCAATTAATCAAACAAAGTGGTATTATAAATGCATCAAATGCGGTTGGTGGTTTTACTAATTTAGTGAAGATATTGGGGTTAGAAATGAGTGATTTAAAAACCCAAGAGATGTTAGTTAAAAACTTTATTTATTATGTAGATATAGAAGATATTGATATATCACATTTAGAAATTAATAAAGATAGATCAGATAAAGTAAGAATTAAAATACATTTTGAGACAAATAATCCTGCCAGTAATATGGAATCTTGGCTTGTAAGGACTTTATGTGATGAAATGAATAAGTTTTTTCCATTTAAAACAGCAGCATCCTGGGAACCTGCATTTGCTGGCAGAGGTGTAACGGTAATATTAAATTCTGAAAGAATAGAGGAAACTGATGAAATAAATGAATCATCATATATCCGTCCTGAAATTAGACGAAGAGTACGAAATTTAGATAGATTGGTTAATGCAATTCTACCTAATCTTTATACTTGTGACTATCCCAATGGAGAGACATTTATTCAAGGAGTTGTGGATGAGATACGATGGTTATCTTTTGAGGATGATTATGGTTTACAGGATTTAAAATTTGAAGAACTTTCAGATTTCGTTTTTAATTATATGGGTGATGAATTGATTGAGTATTATGAAGACAGATGTAGTGGTATGATGGAAAGTAGAAAGATTATTAAAAAAGTATTAATGGAGGAAGAAATTAAAAAATTACCATCATTCTTTACAAGAAGAATCGATCATCACAAGTTTGAGAAGATGATGAGAAAAGGAATACCATATATATTTCACGATTCAAACTCATTAGAAGAGTTTAAATATAAATTGGTTGAGGCAACATTAGAAAACTATATACACTATAAGTATGAAATAAATATTGATGAACTACCACAGGAAGATAAAGACACATTCATAAAATATATGATAGAAGTATATGATCCAGTATTAACGGCATATTATAGAAACTTTTATAAAAGATGAAAGAACTAATCAGATATATATTAAAAGAAGAAGTTAATCATAAAAAACTAAATATGATTAAGAAATATGTTGAGAAATATATTGATAGTAACAAAAATCTTAAAGGTAATGTGTGTGAGGTATCGGCTCAAAGTGATAGAGGAACAATTGTTGTTGATATTTATATAGATGATGATCATTATATATCGTTAGATTATGAATATAACTTGTATTTTTTACAAAAAAATATTGAAAGTAAAATAATGGAAGCATTTGGGATTAAAAATAGATATGACATTATTGTGTACACAGAAAAATGTTCATCAGATAGACTTACATATGATTAAAAGTAAAAGAGTTAATTAGATATTTATTAATAAATTTGTAAAATGAAAAAAATTATAAGATTAACAGAATCAGATTTAACAAGAATTGTTAATCGTGTGATTAATGAAAATCAAGAAGAAGTTGATCGCATATTAGATAAAATAAGTGATGGTGGATATGGGTCTTTAAGTATTGATGAAAAAAGATACTTGAACGCATTTTCTAAACACGAAGGACGACCTGATGATTTTGTTGACCCATCAGAACAATATGATGAAAGTGAAAAAGAAGGTGAAAAATTCACATCATCATTTAAACATATACCCACAATAGAATTTGTTGTTACTTCAATAGAAAAAAAGACAAAGAACTTATATATTTTATATGGTACTATACAATTTAACAATAAAGAATATATAGGTGGTTTGTATTTGAATAAACTTGGTAAACTTATTGATTTTGATTTTTATGAAGAACCAAAAAGTATTCATGACGATGTTAGTATATTCAAAGATGATATTGAAGGTATTGAACACGAGGTTACGATGTTTTTTAAAGATGAGGTTATACCATCTTTAATAAATTAAAATCTATTTACAAACCCACACTTTAACAGGTTGTGGGTTTTTTGTTTGCACCATATCTTTGTAGAAACGATAAGAGATATGAAAACCAGAGAAGAAATTAAAAAAGACATTTCAATTATTATTATTAACATGCACGATCAAAAACACAATAGTGATGATATTTTAAGACGATTGGGTGCGATTGAAGGTATGTTAATAATATTAGGTAAAACCAAAATGCACGAACCATTACCGTTTAAAGAAACGGAAGTAACTATTACTGGGTTTTGGGGTAAAACCACTACAGGTGTTGAAACAGAGTCGTACAAAGATTGTATTTTAAGATTGGCTAAAGAAGTTATTAATGAATAATAAACAATAAGAGATATGGAAAAACATACACAAATAGTAAAGATGGATAAATCAATCCTTGAATATTTTAGAATGGTTATGGATTTTGATAACCAAAGTAAGAAATACAGAGAAGTTACCGAAAAAGAGTTTATCAATGAATTAACCAAGTCATTGAATTGTTGTGTAGGAAACAAAGAAATTGTTTGGGTGTAATTTGTTTAATTAAAAATAGTTTTCTATCTTTGTTTTTGTGAGAGATTTAACAAAATATATTGAGTCCATTTTTAAAACCAGTAACCATTACACCCTTATAATGGAAACTCCATATGTTATTACATATGAAAACGGAGTTAATGTAATTACATTTCATGTTGATTATAAGAATGATGATTTTATTTTTGAAATCTGTAATTCAGTATACCGTGTTGGGTTAAAAATAGTTTGTGACGGATTATTAAAACACCTCCCAAAAGGTTCATATATTTATAAATTAAACGAAATTAACATACCAATATCAAATATTGTCAAAGAATATTTCATAATATGAGAAAGTGTAAAGATTGTGAAAGTGATGAGGTGTTTGTGGAGTGTAATTATCCCAATTTAGATTATCCATTATATCAATGTTTCGGTTGTTATTGTGAAGAATATGATTATTATGTTTTTGGTGGAGATGATGAAGAATAAATAAGTGTATATTTATTTGTATGAATCTAAAAGAATCAATAAAAAAAGTATTAAGGGAAGAGAGGAATCATAGTAAATTAATAGTTAAATTATTAAATAGACTGATAGTTTCAAAATACGAAGATGTATGTAAGATTGAAGTTGTTCATCCTTCTGTTGATTCTGATTACGATTTTTATAGAGTGTTTGTTTATTTTAATCAGCATGGAAAAAATGGGTCTAAATATTGGGAAGAGAATATACTGAATGAAGTTTGGGAATATGTTCACGATACATTTGGGATTTCACCAGCTCTTCATTCAGTTCGTGTACCATCTTGTAATGATAATAAACTTAATGAAAATAGTGTGGATACAAGATTTAACAGAATAAAATCAATGGTTGATGAATTTGGCGTATTTAATACCATCAAAGCGTTAGGTAGTTATACCAAGTTTAAAAAAATATATGGTGACAATCTAACAAAAGATGAGAAAGTTATTTTAATAAGGGAACTTGTAAAAGAATATGGTGAAGACGGAGATTATATTGATGTTATGCCATATGACATTTTTGTTGAAATTGATTATAATCAAACTGATTCATACGATTACACCACTGAAGTCATATATGTAAACAAGGGTGGTTACTTTAATTTTAGACAATATAGTTATGATGATGAACTTGATGATTATGATTGGGAAGATTATCATAATGGGAGTGAATATTTGTTTGTATTATCTGAATCAGAGTTAGAAAATATTATTCGTGTTATATTTGAGAGGGTAATTCATAAATAGATTCTTTCTTTACAATGAAATTAAAAAGAATTATACTTCAGGGTAAATAAAGAGAATTATGGAATTATTAGAATCACTACAGTGGAGATACGCCACCAAGAAAATGAATGGGGAGAAAATCCCACAGGACAAATTAGAAAGAATCCTACAAGCAACAAAACTCGCACCAAGTTCATACGGACTAACTCCGTATAAAGTAATTGTTGTAGAGGATCAGAAACTAAAAGAAGAACTACAAGGAGTATGTTACGGACAAACACAGTTAACTGAATCATCGGCAGTACTTGTATTTGCAACTTGGGATGATGTAACTGAAGAATCCGTGGATACATATATGAAAGAGATTGCAAGTCAAAGGGAAGTTCCTGTAGAGTCATTAGAGGGGTTGTCAGGAATGATTAAAGGATCACTATCCAATATGACACAAGAACAAAAGATTTCATGGGCACAGAGACAAGCATATATTGGTTTAGGATTTGCTCTAACGGCAGCAGCAACAGAACAAGTAGACAGTACACCAATGGAAGGATTTAATCCTGTTGCGGTAGATAGAGTACTTGGATTACAAGATTATGGTTTAATGTCAGTAGTTGTATTACCGTTAGGATATAGAGATAGTGAGAATGATTACCTTTCAAATCTAAAGAAAGTAAGAAGAGATGATGAAATGTTTTTTATTAGAAAGTAATATGTTTTTATTAAAATGTGATATTTATAAATAAAAACCCATGAAAAAAGTTATAAGATTAACAGAAAGTGAATTAACTCGTCTGATTAAAAGAATCATTAAAGAAAATGAAGATGATATAGATATGTCTAATTACTCAAACGATGACAGACTAAAAGGACTTAAAGATCAAATTATCACTTATTTAAATGATAATGGGGTTTATCCTAATGAGGAATCTGATGATGATATTCTTGATGAATTATATTCCTTATATAGTCAAAGAGATCCACAAGCAATTAGATTTGTAAGAAGATTAAGCTAAATTCTTTTAAGAATATTAAAAGAATGTAATATGTTCTTTATTAGAAAATAATAATTAAAGAAAAGATTTAAGAATGGGGATATAATAAATGTCCCCTTTTTTATTTTGTGGTATTTATATATATGAATTTACAAGAACAAATATCAAGGATCCAATCAATGATGGGACTGAATGAAATATCAAACCCATACTCAATTACTTGGTTAGAACCAACAAAAGAATATTTTACTCAAGAGTTAGACGAATTACTTGGAAATGATATGAGGTTCAGCAAAGATGAGTTCTTCCATCCACAAAATTATGATTTAATGTATTCATTATTTCCACATACATTTAAACTTATTGCGGAACACGCAAAAGGAAGTGAAGTGGATGATGAACAAGAAATTAAAGACATTCTATTAGATAAAGAAATATCTGATTTAATGAATGATTGGGACGATTTCAGAAAGGTTCTATTAAATGATAGACAATCACAAAGGGAGGGGTTTAATCTGTTTAATAAAGGAAGAATGAAAGAGTGGGATGATAATAAAATCAACAACACATTTTATATGGGAAAGTTCTCAAAAGAGTTTCCAGGAATGTTTAAAGATACAACATCGTCAGGTTTAATTAAACAAATGAAAAGTGATGATGGTGAAGTTAATCCACACCACAAAGGATATTTTGATAATATAGAAAACTTAAGAAACGAAAGACACAGAGAACTTCCATCTCCATTTGTTATGAAATTACCGTCAGGTGGGAGAGAAGGAAATGAATATACATTAATTGGTGGACACAAACGCTCAACAATTGCTAATCAACTAAATGTACCAATATCTGTTTGGTTTATAGATTTATCGGAATGAATTCACAAGAAAACATATTAATATTAAAAAGTATCGCCAAAAAGATATCAGATAAACTTCATTGTGATAGACACGGATCCTGTGTACATTTTGCGGAAATATTTGTTGAGGAAGTTAATGATAAACATCCTGAATTATTAAATGATTTTGATGTTATTGAGGGATATGTTAATGTAAAGTTTGGGAATGGAATACCTCAAGAACATACTTGGATTAGATTAAATAATGGTGAAATTATTGATCCAACATTTTCACAGTTTGACAAATACGATAAAAACGCACAGTACAGTAAAAAAAGAACTAAAGTTTATTCAGGACAAGAATATTATGATGAGGGTAAAGAAGGATCGTGGTTCTCCGAAAGAAGAAAAAACCTCCCAAGTTCAGTATTCAAGGAAGGAAAAAGAGAGTCTATAAGAAAGGTATTAAGGGAAGAAACCAAATTACCATTAATCATTAGGAGAAGGATTAACACCTTGGAGGATTTGTTATACAATCATATGGCAACATCATATGCTCCACACAAAGTTTGTAGATATAAAAACGAAGATGACTTACTTATGTATGTTATTGCATCGGTAATAGAAGATATGTATTATAGATACTTTGATGAAGAGATTAGTGATTTATCAAAAGAGTGGGAAGATATGTATAGATTAATGGAAAAATACATTACGGATGAATTTGGGGATAAAATAAAAAATTATTACCACATCCACTGTGGAGATTAATGAGTAATACTATGAACCTACAAGAACATATAAGAAGAGTATTAAGGGAAGAAAAAAGATTCTCACCATTTATCAGTAGAAGATTACCAGAGGATGAGATAAATACATACTTCAATGAAGTTAAGAATCGTTTAATGGGAATGATAACAAGTGATAAGTCATCTATGATGGAAAAAGATGAATTTAAACAATTTATCATTACATACACAATTAATTTCATAATGGAAAACTATTATGATACATTTCCTGAAATGACGGACTTCTATGAAAAATTATTTGATGATTTATATGAATATTATAATAATGAAATGGATGAATCTTATGAGAGTATAAATAATATGAACCTACAAGAGAACATAAGAAAAGTATTGAGGGAAGAAAATAATATACCGTCATATATTAGAAGAAGACTCGGTATTTTACAGGAGTATATGGATGATTTGGATCCAAACGATATTTGTAAATACTGGGATTATGATGAGGTTGATGGATTCACAAATGAGGTATTATCAGAGATAGTTAGAATTATAGTTAATAGTATTCCTGAAATACATTCAGAAGATTGGTTTAATGCTTATGATGAAGTACTTGGTGTGTTAACCGATTTAAATTACCACTTGGAAATTAACGACTTTTTTATTCACACACTTGATAATTGTGATAATTATGTAAATGAATCAATAGATAGAAATGAAAGAATTAATTAGACATATAATAAAAGAAGAAACATCAAGAAAAACTAAACTATTAAAAATGGTTGATAGTATTGGGGTTCTAAACACGGCAGATGTTGTTGGTGGGGTGGAAAAATTATTTGATATATTAGGAAACGAGTTCTTCACCGACTCCAATAAGATTGATATTATTAAAGAAATTATAGAATCAAATAATGGGGAATATATCTCATTGAGTGAACTAGGTGAAGAACCAATATTGGTAGATGATGACGGTGTAGAGTTTTCACAAATAGAAATATTATATTCAACAGATGTAATGTTATATCATTATGAAAAAGAAACAGGAAAAGATCATGGAGAATCATTTATGGATTATGTACAATTACGAAGTTATATAATAGATGATATCTTTAATATGTTGGTTGACTATTATATAAATAACAATTAAGTGGAATGAAAGAATTAATCAGACATATAATAAAAGAAGAAACCAACCGAAAGACAAGGATGGTAAAAATCATTAATAATATGGGAATTGATAAAACCATAGAGATGATAGGGGGATTTGATAAGTTTGAGAAAATAATGGATATAAATGATCCGATGGATTACCTACATCTATTTAACGGAATGGATGAAGTCGAATCAAAACAATACGAAAAATCTTTTATATATCGTTTTAACCCAAAACGCAATATAATGATGGTTAACCCTAATATAGAAAGAGTATATATCAATCAATATGAAATATGGAATGTTCTAAGGCGTGAATTTGATTTAAATAATAATGAAGCTCTTGATGCCGTAAATGAATGGTTAAAAGATGAATATGGTGTAGAAGATTTTATGTTATTAGTTTCAAGCGCTTTAGATACAATTAAATAATGAAAGAATTAATTAGACATATATTAAGGGAAGATCAAAACAGAGAAGAAAGACTCAGGTTAAAAATTATCTCCATTATTAGAGATGCAGGACTTTCCCAAGCAATAAGTGTGATAGGAGGGGTTAATAATTTGATTAGAATATTGGGGGTAGAAAACTCAATGAAATTTCTCAATTTGTTTAATGATATGGATGAGATAATTTTTGTTGATGAATACAATGATGACGATGAGTATACATTATTTAGATTCAGGGAAGGATTAAATTATTTTGTCCTAAGAAATGATACAGGAACATTATTCATCTCCAAAGATATTATGGATGTATTAAAGACTATGGAAAATGATGATTATTTCTATATTTATCTATGGATTAAAAGATGGGTTAAAAATCAATACGGAATAGAACCAAGAAATATCTTAACAACTGCTGGCGGAGATTTAGAAACGATGGGATAACATGAAAGAATTAATTAGACATATAATAAAGGAGGAAACAAAGTTACCGGCATTAATCAGAAGAAGGGTATCTGAAGATGAGTTAGAACGAGAGTTTAAAGAATCGTTAAAAGATGCATTGGCAATGATTAAGAGAGGAAAAGACGATAGTTTACAATCCTTTACATACCAACGAATGTTAGAACATCTAATATGGGTAACAATTAGTATGTTAATTGATTCGATCCATTATGAATTATTCTCAACAATCCCTGAAAATATAAATTGGTATGATGAAGTATTCAAAATGTTAGAGAAACATTACAGAAGTAGAATTGTTGATGAATACATGAAACATTTTAGATTATAATTAAGTATATGAATATACAAGAAAACATAAGAAGAATATTAAGGGAAATGAGTGATGACTTATATGTTATACAGGATGAAGATAATCTTTTTTTACAAAGTCTTCCTCGTTCTATTAAAAGAAGAATAACCCATAAAGATTTAAAATGGTTTGATAATAGAATTGATGATTATATTCGTACAGTAACACACAAAGTCGGTTATAATTTATTTAAATCAATGGTTCTTGAGGGTATTATCAATGAATTTGTAACTGTATTTAAACTTAATGAATTTTCAGATGAACAAAATGAATGGGGGTTTTTTGAGTATGAATCAGAAGAATCAAAAAAGGCATTTGATTTGTTTTCTAAATTAAAACCATTTCTTGATGATAAATATGGAAAAAGAATACGACAAGGATGGGAACAAAAAATGAGATAGAATTAAAGGATTTATTATAATAAAAGAGTATAGACTCAAATCATTCATTCCATCTTACCGTTCGTAAACTCACTACAGATTCCATTCATAATTTTATCCTATACTCTTTGTTTACAGTAAACAGGTTAGTGTAAACAACTATAACCAAATAAGGATACAACCTTATAATCCATCATTATAAGTCTCCTACCTTATAATGTAAAATACTATTAACATTATGTAGGGTATTTGTAAAAAGTATTTCCCCCATTTAAATCACTCCACTTCGTTCCGTTCTCCCTCATTTAAATCACTACACTTCGTTCCGTTCCCCATATATAAAAGACAATAGAGTAACACATATAGAAATCCATTGGTGTTCACTAAAAGAGAATGTTCACGGATCGTGAACAAAGGAAAATAATGAACAGATGAGGGGATTAGTTTTAGTAAACATAAGTGTCATCATATTAGTAAACGTAGTTTATAATGAAATGATGAGGTGAAATGTTATTTACAAGTGTTGTAAGTATGTCTAAATTTGGAGGGGATATTACTGAAGGATTCCTTAACGGATTCGTTGAAGAACTATTCTAACGACATAAATGTCTGTCCCCCGCTAGTGGATAGTAACCTTACATTTTTTGCTGGATTTTGTATATAGTAAAAAAAGTGTTGTTCTTGGTACCGATAGAGGGGAAAAATTGACGCCAGACATAGTGTCAGGGACATTTTGTCAGGTAAATTTAGTTGATTGTGGGAGAGAGTGGGAACATCAAAACCCTGTGAGGGGATTGTCCCGTGTTTAACTCTCGACTGACATTTTGACAAAAACAAGTTTTTTAACATAAAAAGTTATTAACAATTCCCCTCTGACGGGGTTAACAAATGTAAATTATGAAAGAATTATTAGATGAATTTATATGTACCGTTACTGAAGAAAACCGTACTATAACCCTGACATACTGTCATCCCACTTATTCCCACTCAGGAACTTGTGTATTTGAGTCACACCAAATGAAGGGAACCTCCAAACCAATTGTTCAAAAGTTTTTAATCATGACGGGATGTGACATGGGGGATGTGATAGAATATATCTATCAGACAAGGGGATTATCAGAAAAAGATTTTGATGAGGTGAATATGATTATCAGGGAACACTCAAGGACTATAGTTGAGAAGGAGGATCCAGATCCTCATCAGTCATAATATGTTTTCTAATATAATTGGACACACAACCATTGGGGAAATACTTCAACATAAGGGAAGATACCAAGATGACAAGGGGAAAGATAATCCCCAATAGAAATAAAATGTAGAACATAACTAATCCTTAAATAAATAAATGATAAGTCCTGATATGATGAGGGATATGATACACACAACCAACATCCCCACGGTAACAACAGACTTCAACAACATAACATAAAGATACAAAACAATTTGTGTTATTCCAACATCTTTTTATAAAAAGATTAAATGTGTGAAACAATTTAAATTACTCCGATATTTATTGTTAAAAAGATTATGGGAAATTTATTTCAACAAATAAAAGATTCAGTAAAAGGACAGAAAAGTGATTTCTGTTCAAGATCCACAAGGGTTACACTACTAACTCAAGGTAGAGTTGAGTCAGATGAAATCACATATACAAACTGTTATGGAGTTTCATCAGGGATTACCTATTCTGACATACAACTAAATAATAACTATATCCCCGACTGTGTTAGAGGGGGAAGTCCAATTGTTTCTAAATCGGGGTATAAATATTTTGTTCAGTATGGAACAACCAATTGTGAAACTCCACCATCAGGGGAGAATAAAATATTATTTCCTTGTGCAGGTTTAGGTGAAGTAGTTGTTGATACAACGGGATATAATCTAACACAAGGTAGTATATATGAAATGACACTTAATCCATTAAATCCTGGACCAATACCTAGATTACAATGTTTTACAGTTGGAGAACAAACAAATCAACAAGCTGAGTATAACATTATGGGAATCAAGGGAACTGTTGAAGACTGTAATGTATGTGGAGGTCCACCAAAACCAACTGTAACATTCCCAACTTCAACACCAACACCAACTCTACCTACATATTTTTCATATATAGTTGGTGATACATCATATAATAATCAAATAGATGCTTGTACGCCAGGTGGGGGAACAATTACTGTTTATTCAAGTACTAATGATCCAATTGTTAATTCAACATTCTTATATAGTGATATACTATTAACAATACCATACAATTCAGAAGGTTTTGTTTATTACTCAGGAAAAGGAGACTCTGTAATCAGTACGGGATCTGATGGTAAACTCACAAGTTTTAGTCTTTGTACTTAAATACAATCCCCCACATTACATGGGGGATTTCTTTTTTTATATAAGCAGGTTGGAGTCCACCCTCTTAGAGAAGAACCTGTTTCCCTGACCCGTCTTCGGACTGAACCACTGACAATACAAAGGTACGGATTATAATTGACACCACAAAACATTCCCCCATATATTTTATGTGAGTTATTAACAATGGGGTTGTTTACATATGTAAACTGATAGGGGGAGGTATTACTTATGAACATATGTTAATAACTTAATATCCCCTCCCTCAGATAGTGGCATACCCCCTATATTGGGGATTACCCCCTCCCCCCTCCCGTATGCCCCCCATATATGACATTTTGACAGGTAAAAAGGGGGGACAATCCCAAAAACAAAGTATTCGTAAAAAAAATTTTGGAAAAAATTTTTGGTATTTTTCCATTTCTATATTATAGGAATTTTTTATTATATTTGTATTATGGAAAAAATCTGTAAAAAGTGTGAAACAGAAAAAGAATTGTCTTACTATAGAAAGGGGAGGACTACTTGTAAATTATGTGAAAATAAAATTAGGTATATACAAAAACAGGAAAGAAGAAAAGTGGATCCCCAATATGACAAAGAAATTAAGTCATATGATGTAATGAGAAAAAGGAAAAAAGAGAAGGAGAATCAACTAACGGGGTTTATTCAGAAGATGAGACAATCCATTAGAAAATCATTCAAAAGACAAGGGTATACAAAGAACTCAAGAACATATGATATACTTGGGGAATCTTGGGGGAATGTGAAATTATATTTTGAGTCTTTATTCCAAGATGGAATGACATGGGATAATCATGGGGAATGGGAGATTGATCACATTATTCCATTATCAACATCCAATTGTGAAGAAGATGTTATTCGTCTATGTCATTACTCCAATCTTCAACCCCTATGGAAAAAGGATAATAAATTGAAGGGGTGTAAAATTCTGTAGTGTTGTTTATCCCCCTATATATGTAAAAAAATTCTGGAAAAATTTTTGATAAAATCGGGTATTATGTATATCATTATGATTATGTCTAAACAAAAAAATAAAAAAAGAAATATTAGGATAGGGGATAATATAATAAGGGTTCCTTCTAAATCAATTAAATTTACTGACTTATATAATGAGTTTGAATTTGCTACTACCAAAGTGGGGGATAAACATTATATATTTGAATCATCTTCAGGATATGTAATTGGTCAAGGGGATAGTTACACAAGAGCAAGAAATAACTCAAAGGAATTTCTTAATAGGACTAATGGTAGATTTTCAGAATTGATTAATTATTTTTTAACCCCTCCAACTAAGTAGGGTTTTTTATTTCCCGTATATTTATCTTATATGAAAATTATTATCACCGAGAATCAAAACGATTTAATAAGACGATACCAATTATTCAAAGATGAGGTATATAAACAAATGGGAACTTCAAACCCTTGTTATTATAATGATTACTTTGATTTTGACAGATACAAACGGGATATGATAAATTCCTCAATTAATGAGGTTGTTGGTGATTTGGGTATTGATGAAAGAATATTGACAACATTCAAAGGTGAATTATTAAATGAGTTACTTGGTATTATTAGAAGATACTACAATAAATTCCTTAAGGAGAACTGTCGTCCAAGATGGTAATGTAATATATTTATCTATATGAAGATTATTATAACGGAAGAACAATATGACAATTTATATTTAAGGAGAAGATTGTCTGATATAATGGATGAAGGATTATTCTTAATTGATAATGCCCATAATCTTTATAGGGGTACTGACTTTTGTGAACATTACCCCACTCTTAAGATATTCATGGAAGGTTTTATTGAGGACATTATAAATCAATATTATAATATGACTGGTGATGATATACGGGAATTTATCTATGATTATATTGGGCAAGAAAACTTTATTGATATGTTGCTTGATGTTCATGGTGAGGAGATTGAAACCTTATATAATGAAATAACAAAAGATTGTTAATATAACATCACCCCCCATCTCTAATTTATCCCCCATATCTCAAAAAAAAATTTCCAGAAAAATTTTCAGAAAATCCGAGTATTTATAATAAAAGATACTATGAAAAAATTTATTATAACAGAAGAAGAAAAAAGTAGAATCTTGGGTATGCACAAATCATACGCATCAATGATTAACGAACAAGTGTTAACCGATGAAGAAGTACAAAATCGTTTAGCGGTTTTATATATAATGAAAACACAAAAATTAGATAAACTAAAGTCAGAAAACTATTTAAAAAATGAGGGTGGTTATGACAACTTTATTACAGGATTTGATGGACAAAATGAGCCTTATATGGATTGGTTAAAATCTATAGGGTTAGAAAGAGGTGATGTTTATATTGATGGTGGTAATAGAGATCGTGTTTTAACTAAATTAAAAGAACTTGAAAAATAAATAAAAGTCATTTTATAATTATTAACCCCTCCAGTTAGAGGGGTTTTTTATTTTTCCATATATTTATCTTTATACCATGGAAGAAAATCTTAAAATAAAACAAACCCTTAAAAGGACATTTGAGAATAAGACATATGAAACTTCATTTGAAGATGAGGTTAATAGTTGGAATGGGGAAAGTGATTATGAGGAATATGTATTCAAATACTATATTGAGGTTGGGAAGGTAATTGGTAAGGGTGGTAATACCGGTGCTGGAATCAATGTGGTTATCACGGATATTCATAGAGATGGTGATGACTATTATTATGATTGGGCTGAATCTGATTATAGTGAAAACGCTTGGTATATTGATAAATTGTCGGATATCTTATATGACGAAATAATTTCTATGTATCCATTCTCCATTTATCCCACTTTCTATGGTTATGATGAATATGAGAATTTATCTGACAATCAAAAAAATATTTAATTGATATTTATTTAATATGAAAAAGATTATTAAATTAACGGAATCAGATTTAACAAGAATTGTTAATCGTGTAATTAACGAGGATTATTCTTCTAATTTTAAAAGAAGGTTTAAATCAATTAATGATGAAATATTGGAGTTGATTGATAGTGCTAAGGATGAGGTTGATGAGGATGATTTTGATGACTATTATGATTATTTGGAGGGTCTTGTTTATTGGGTTGTACAAGAACTACAATCAAGATATGGAGATGATGATGATTTTTGGTATGATGACGAGGACGAAATAATTGAGTACATTAAAGATAAGTATGATGAGTACTTGGAATAAATAAAATAAGTTATGAACAGAAGCTATAGTAAAATCAGGCATATACAAGAATCTAATTTAAAATTGGAAAAAAGATTCTTAAATGAACAAATAACAACGGGAACAACAACGGGAACAACAACGGGAACAACTCAAGTTGACATTAATGAAGAACAAGGTATAACTCCTTCGTGGGAATCAAAATACACCGAATGGGCGAATAATAAATCAGGCAATCCCGAATTGGCAATGAAACTAATGTCAAGATATTGGGATTTAAAAAATCATCCTGAAATGCCTGTTAAGTACAAAGATTTTAATAATTTAACTGACGCTAACGAACTACAAGATCTTATTGATGAAATGGAAGAGGCGGTAATAATTAACAAACTGAATCAAGACATTACAAGAGTAAATCATTTTGGGGATTATCATGATGGTAGATATCAATCCGATTATCATAAAAAACATGATATAAGTGTTGGTCCTGAGGCTAAAAAAGAGAGAGAAAAAAGACAAGAAGAAAGAAGACGAGAAGAAGATAGAAAATGGTTTGAAAGAATGAGACACTGAATATGAAATAAACATTACCCCCATTCCTAATAAGAGTGGGGTTTTTTGTTTTCTGCCTTTTATGTGTTTTTTTGTCCCGTTCCCGACTTCGTCGGTTATTTTTTGTTTGGATGATATATTTATAAATAAAATTAATTATGAAACATATTTTAAACGACATATCTTTGGAAGACAAGAAGAGAATCCTTGAACAACATGACGGTGGAAAAAAATTGGTTATTGAAAACTTTAATAAATTGGTTAATAACAAATTGGGTACCGTAAAGGTTTTGGTTGAACAAGATGACGAGTTCTTAAAGACTGACTGGGTTCAGACAAGTTATGTAACCCCATTGTTAACCAATGGTTATTCTCAAGTTGCTGAAATAGATCTTCCTGATGGTACATACAAAATGGGAGGTAGTGGATATCAAATTAATATTAACGATTCCACTGATAAAGAAACTGGATATTCATTAATTGTTCAGAGTGGAATTAGAGGTGAATGGGAAGGTGATATAACAATTACATCAAAAAAACCAAGTAAAAATTATGCTGGTATATTCTTTAAAAATGTTGGATATACTGCACCTGAAAAAACTATTCAAACAGGACAAACTCAAACTTTATCAAGTAAGGTATCAACTGAAGGACTTAAAAATGTTTCCGACTCAATGATACAATCCCCACCATTTAAAGGTTATTATAGTGGTTATGTAATTGGTGGGACTTTTAATGGTGTAAATTATGAATGGGATTTTAATGGTGTTGAGGGTATGTCAGGAGTTAGAGGTATGGTTGATGGACAGATTATTTGTGATAATAATACTGGTTTAAATAAACAAACAAAAAAGGAAATCACAGATGCTATTAACCCAGGATTTTGGCTTGGTTTTTATAGTTCACAATCAAAATTTGTGTGTTATATGACAACAAATAATACCCCTAAAGTGGTGACATTTTAAATAAATAAATAAAAACAAAAAAATGAAAAAAGTAATTAGATTAACCGAATCAGATTTAGTCCGAATAGTTAGAAGAGTAATTAAAGAAGGGGTAACCGTAGTAAACCCTTGGTCGGATATTGAAAGTGTCGATAAAGGAGATACTATGAAAGTAACTTCTAAAGATGGTGCCATTGATCATTTTAAGAATGGAAAAAGATGGACTGGATATATTGGATACAATATTATACAAAATCCAAGACAGGTACAACTTGATCAATCAGGTGCTATGAATGTTGTTTCATTTGACCCAACAAGAAAAACCGTAACATTCCAAAACGGAGTTGTAATTGGACCGGCATAATAATACAAAAATAATTTTAAAACCCCACCTCATCCGTGGGGTTTTTTGTTTTCAATATATTTATCTAATATGAAAATACAAAACGATGCAATACTATGGTTTAGGAGACGAATAAATGATCCTGAAATAATGGATGTTCTTAAAGATATTGTTGAGGAGGGGTATGAATATGTTAATCCCTGTGATTATAAGAACAATTTTAAATCTTATTTAAATGACATTGTTTATGGTTCCGTTCAGACATTCATAAATTCATATGATGAATTGTATAAAACAAAAAGTGATATGAGGGTTCTTGAGAGTTATATTTATAAATTCATTGAATTTAAATTTGTGAATTCCATAAAAGAAAATTATGACTATTGGATTGAGGATTGTGATGAAACCCTTAATGAATCTCAGGTTCCACAACGAACAACATCCCTTGTATCAAGATTATATGAAGAAGGTAAAAGCATTAAAAAAATAAATGAGATAACGGGAATACCATTTGAGACAATTATTTTATCAATTAAAGATTATTCTATGTTAATTGATTGTGGAATGGCGTATGAGTTGATTGATCTTCTTTTTAGATATACCAATTTATTAAAGACTAAGTCTGAGTCAAGTGAAGGACAAATTGAGATTAGTTATGAAAGATTTGGGGGTACGGTAGAATACGGATATAGAACCAAAGAATATGTTTTACATGGTTTTGCCACACCGTATTGGAATGGAGAGTGTGATTTACCAATTGATAATACGAACTATTATGACAGGAGGAGAGATAAGGATGAAGACGATGATTGGTTAACAAGTGTCAACATTCCCTTTGAATTTTATAACATATCGGAATTAATTGATTGGTTTAATGATGAATACCATCAATTACTTTTGGAGATAATGAAACAATGGGAGGTGTAATGTATGAAATTTATTATAACTGAATCAAGATATAGTGACCTTGTAACCAACTATTTGGACATTGGGGTTCATCCCGATTATAATTGGGGACCTGAACTTCACGATTTTTATCGTAAAGAAATTAAATCATACGGGATTTATGATTTTGTAATTAATGATAATGTTGCATATACCTATTACGGAGAATGGGATGGGTATGATTATATGTATCTGTTATTAATCCAACCTTGGTTGAGTAGGGAACTGACATCAATGTTCGGTCCAAAGTGGAAACCAATATTTAAGGAATGGTTTGAAAAAAATTCGGGACTTGAGGTTAGGGATATGAAAGTAGGTGAAAATTTGGGAAACTACATTGATTAATATATTTATAAATAAAATAATTATGGGAAAATTTATTATAACAGAAGAAGAAAAAAACTCCATTAGAAAAATGTATCTGATGGAAGAAGATGAAACCGCTCAAGCAGATGAGGAGGTAAAAAATATTGATATTAAACAATATTGTTCGGATAGAGGAGCACCATCATGGGTTACCAAAATACTAAATTCTTTACCTGAAGATAAAAAACAGGAAGCAATAAAAATTATCAAAAACTTTGCAAATGCTATCAGTGGTAAAAGTCTAAAAGAATTAATTACTCTTAGAAAAGAAGTTAATGATGAAAAACGAAAAGCCGAATTGTTAAATAAGGGTAGTATGAATGAACAACTTGCCCCTTTGGTTATTGCAGGTATTTCTATTCCCGCAACTTTATTAATAATCATCGGTATAGTTTTGGTTGCAATTATAATAGTTTTTATTGTTAAAAAAACTAAGAAAAGTCAATATGGATGTGGGGGTCCTGGTTGGTGGAATGATTTGTAATTTTATTTTTTGTTTCATCCATATATAAAAATTATTGAACGAAAATTAAAAGAATTAGAATTAGTTAAAATATGAGTCCTAAAGTACCGTTATTTTTTAAACGAAGATTTTATCAAGGTCCATTTGAGAACCAACTTATGCGTAGTATGCAAAAATGGATTGATAAAGGAGGTAAATCATTTGCGGATTATCAAGTTAATGTGATTAATGATGTTATTGATGAATATTTTTGGTCGTTATATAATATCAGTATTTTTGATGATCTTGAACTTGGTGAGATTTATAGTTTTGAGGACTTTGTTTCCGATAAATATGGGAAAATAATGAGGGAATACTGGTTTGATAATAATTAGTAATTATATCCCCACCTCATCAGTGGGGTTTTTTATTTTTCATATATTTATCTAATATGAAATATATCATTACCGAAACACAGGATAAAAAAATACAATCATTTGTAAGACGACTTAATATTGTTGATGATTTTATTTCTATGTTGGATCCTAAAGATATTTGTAAATATTGGAACAACACAGATAAAGATGCGTTATTTTTTGCTGATGATGTTCTTGTTGGTGCAGTATGGGTAGTTAACGAAACCCTTGGAATTAAAAATTCATATGACAATAAAGAACTTTATAAATTTCTTGAGGATGCTGGTTATTACGATAAACTAATTAAAATATTTCATAACTCATTTGAATTATGCGAATAATAATAACTGAAAATCAAAAATATGTTCTCCGAAGAGTCCAACAATTTATTGATATTGTTGAGGAACAGATAGAGGGGTATGAATTAAATGAAGATGGTGCTTGGTGGTGTAGACATAATACCCCAAATACTTTTTTGGATCAGGTTAGAGATAGATCGATTGAAGAGTTTGTTAATAATAACTGGGATTTCTTTCATGATGATTCTGAAAAGGGTGGTGCAAATATGGATATCAGTATGTTAAATAACATTGTTGAACGGGAATATGGAAACTATATTAAGAACTTGTTTGTTCGTAAATGTAATAAATCACGATTTTAATTATGAAATACATTATCACAGAATCTCAATTTAAAACTAGAATTTACGATAAGTTCCTTAATATGTTGGTGAAAGAAACCGAAATATTTGGCGGTAAAAAACATAAGTATATGTCATATGAATATGTTGCGTTCATAAAATATCCCCATTCTGAAAGAATACCTTCTGATTTGGCATTTAATGACCCTGAAGAATATACATTCACAACACCAGGAGGATTGATGGAAGAATGGTTACAATTAATTGGGGTTGATATAAAAAATTCACCTTATTTAGGTAAACAACTTTGGGATGAGTATTTGGATAGATTACGCATTAAAGTGATAGACTACATCCAAAATTATATTAACTAAATGAAATATATTATCATTTATTAAAAAAATAAATCAATTATAATGTTGTTATGAACAATTCACAGAAAGCAGAAAAGTATAATCAATTAATGTTTGAATATACAAGAGTACAAAACCAAATTTCATCTATTAAGGGTGAATCCATTGATTTAAATCAAAAACAAATAAACGAAATTAGAGAACTTGAGAATAGATTAAGATTTTTAATGGAATCCGCATCTCGTTTATAATATGGCTTACATTGAACATAATTTTTTTCCTTTAAAAGTTTGGGTTAGAAACGAGTATTTCTATCAAGGTAAAAAAGGTTTGGGTGAATTTACTCAAGGAGTTATTGTTTCCGTTAGATGTATGCCTGGACAAGCGGCATTATTCCAAGTCCTATTAGAAAATGGTGTGATGAGGGATAAGTTACCGTCACACGCATTGCTTACAGAACCAAAATTACCTGATCCGGATCTTCCATTTCATTTTTTACAGTTATGGAATTGTTTTTCATATAATTTTACATTGTTTCATTTGAGTTATGTATATGATACGAATGTTGAAGTGTTTATGAAAGATAAAAAATGGTATTCAGGTAGTTATTATGCGACTATTAACTGGGGTTCAAATGATATGAATACGGATTTGACATTGGCTGAAGATCCAATGGAACATAAATCACACCACATTATTTTATTAGACAACGGGCAAATTGCACTACAACCAAACAACAGAATCAAATGGTCGGAACCATCTTTTGTCACAAAACCATTCCCTGATAAACCAGATTTTTTGGTTAATAAAGATTGGTTTAATACTGAAGGTTTTGATAAATGGAATACCGAAGATTCTGAAAGAATGTTTTACGATACTGAATAATCATATATTTATTTGTATATGAAAATAATAATTTCCGAATCTCAAAAAAGTCGGATGTATTCTATAATACAAAATCTGATTGACTCCGAGTTGAACAAAATTCGTGAGGAGTCAGAAAATTGGGGTTTGGGTGAGATGGATGAACTTGATGAAATCCAATCAATAGAAAGGATTGAGGTTGACAATATATCTACAGTGGATGGGGTTAAAGTTTATATTAATATCTATAAAAATTCACAAAGAAATGATTTTCAAAACACCCGTGGAGAATTACAATATTATATTCAAGACATCATACCAAATATAAAAATATTTATAAACGATATAATTGATGAAAGGACATTTGGACCTGGAATTGATTGGTAAATAATTGGTTATGAAATATATTATCACAGAATCACAACATAATTTTATTAAAAGAAGGTATTCCTTTATAAGACAACTAATGGATAGGGAACTTGTTGATCAAGAACCTTGTTATTACAAATATCATGGGACAGGATTCAATAGTTATAAGCAAGCTGTTTTAGAAGGTGTTACAGAATTTGTTATGCAAGACTTCCCTAATTTTTTTGATATGGATGAGGGTGAATCTGATGAAAAGTGGTATATGATACACGATAGTTTAGAGGGTTTATTTAGTGAAGAAATTGAGTACCATTATGACAATGCCGATTGTAGTGAATATGAAGAGGGTTATCTGAATGAGTCTAATGTTATTAGTGAATTGGATAGAAACTGGATGGATTCGGAGTATGAAGAACAATATGATAGAATTAAGAAAGGTATTATTAGAAGTATTAAAAAGATGATGACATCATATGGTGAAAATGAAAGAGTAATTAATGTATATGGTGAAAATGAAAAAATTTTGATGTCATATCTTAAACAAAGTCGCGAATTATATTACGATAGATCAATCTCAGATATAATGGAAAACACATTACCCCACCCAATATGGTTCGTGAATGGTAAATATATTATGAGTGAAGTTTTTGAATCGTTTTTCCCTAATGAACAAGTTAAACGATGTTCCAGTGCAAATATAGTTTAATTTTATTCCACCTAATGATATTTATTAATAAAGTAAAATATGAAGAATTTATTTATTATAGAAGAAAGTGAAAGAAATAGAATTTTAGGTATGCATGAAAATGCAACTAAAAATCAATATCTAACCGAAAATGAGGAGATGTCCGAACAAGTTGGTGCGGGTATCAAATCAAAGTTTGCTGGTTTAGGTGCAAGAGTTAAAACAACAGCTCAAAATTTGAAAACTGCGGTAACACCTACGACAACACAAGAAAGAATCACAGATAGTCCTAAATTGAATGCTGCTCTTGCAAGAATTAAATCAAGAGCTGGTTCTTTTGAAAAGATTGTTTCTGATTTGAATACTGATTTGAATGAGATAGTTACTCAGGCAACAAACTTTACAGGTGCAAATAACCCATTTAGATTTGAGGCACAACAATTATTGGATTTAACTAATACTTATAGAACTTTATTATCTCAGGTTAGTACAACAAATACTCAAATGAAGTCGTTCCAATTCAAAAAACCTGAATTAACCGCACCAGCAGCGGCAACAACTACACCGGCAGCAACAACTACAACAACTACTACTGCACCGGCATCAACAACACAGACGGCTTAAAATATGAAAAAAGTAATTAGACTAACGGAATCAGATTTAACAAGGATTGTTAAAAGAGTAATAAATGAACAACTTAGTTTGGGTGATTTAGGAAAATTACCTACAGTTGATATTAACAAACCTAAAAATGTAAGTAAAAAAGGTTCAATTAAAGATATTGCAAATAAAAATTTTAAAAACAAAGAAGATTTTAATCATGTTTATAAAATGACTCAAGATCCTAATACTACTTGGGTTATAGTATCTTCTACAGGAGATGTTAAGGTTGCTGGAGTCTCAAAAAATTTAAGTGGTAAACAACTAAAGTCATCGGATTTTATTGATTTAACTAATGGTGGTGAAATTACCCTTAAACCAAAAAATAAAGAAATAAATGCGGTTATGTACATCCAATTAGGTCGTAATGGGTCTATTGAATCTGGGATGGTATGGGACTAAAATAAACAAATAGAATAATATTATGGACGATAGAATTTTAAAAAATGAAATAATGAAAGAAATTAAACGAAGAGGACTTCTTGAACAAGAGGAACAGGACGAAAGAGAAGATGATTCTGATGTTGAGGAAACGGAAGAAGGACTTTATAAATTACCGTCAAAAACAATCAAAATTTTAACTGATAGAATTAAAGACGAATACACCGCACACTATTTTTATAGAGCGGCAACAAATTGGTGTAGAGATAAAAACTATAAGAAGGCGGCAGAATTTTTCAGTAATGAGGCTGATGACGAATTAACTCACGCGAAAAAAATTCAAGAGTATATGGTGGATTTTAACATCATACCTCAAATCCCTCAGGCACCAATTGATCACAAATTTGACAATCTTATTGAGATAGTTCACGGAGCCTACAAAATGGAATTGGGATTGATGAAGTCATATAACGAAGATTCTCAAGAGTTGTTTTCCAATGATATGTCAACCTTTGATTTTTTAACTGAGTTTAGAGAAATCCAAAGAGGTGCTGTTATTGAATACAATGATTTGATTAATGGTAGTCAATTAGTTGACACTAAAGATAAATTCCAAGTACTATACTTTGAACAAACTTATTTTTAATAAAATAAATATACAAATTAAAACCTCATCCTTTGGTGGGGTTTTTTTATTTTCATTATATTTATCGTTATGGTAGTAGAATTAACTAAAGAACAAGAAAAAGGTTTTGAGATTTTAACAAGAACATTAATACGAAAATTCCCATACATTAAAAGTTTAAAACTGATTAACGGTAGTGCATATCATATATGGATACAATTTGAAGTTGAGTTCTTTAGTTTTTTAACTTTTTACAATGCTCCACCAAATGATTTTTATACAAAATATGGGGCAAAAGGAATTTATGAGTACTTTAAAAGTAGCACACCCAGTCATTACACATTTACTATGGTTGGTGGTGATTCAGTAGAAGAATTTGGTAATGAATTTAATAAAAATTTTATAAAAATAATTAATATTCTTTACGAATCATTACCTGAACAATATATTAAATTTAAAGAAGATTGGTATGAAAAATCCCCAATAGAATTGGGGATTAGTTCATTTTATGTTGTGGTTGATAAGAGTAAAGAAACCCCCACTCTCCGAGATACGTTAGATCCTGAATATGAAAGTGCTAGACAATCTCTATATCCATCAGAATCACCCGACTGATACTACCTCAAGTTCAAAAATTAATTTCTTACCTGATAGAGGGTGATTTGCATCTAATGTAACAGTTTCTTCATTAACTGCAAGTACGGTAACATTAACAGGACCTCCTGGAGTCATTGCTTGTAACATATCACCAACTTTAATTCCTTCAGGAACTTGATTTTTTTGTACTTCAGATACCATCATTTCGTTTGGTTGTCCGTAAGCATTCTCAGGTTCTATCTCTACTGTTCTTTTTTCACCCACTTCCATATCAATCAAACCATCTTCAAAACCTTTAATAAGAGTCCCCTCACCAAGTTTAACTGTAATTGGTTCCCTTCCCTCATTCAATGATGAATCAAAAATAGAACCATCTTCTAATTTACCTGTGTAGTGTACTGTTACCAGGTCTCCATTTTGTATTTTTGCCATAATAATATTGTTTTTGATAAGTGTATGAGTATTTTTTCGTATAGTAAAATGTTTTGATGATATTTATTTTATATGAGGGAAATTATTCGTAAAGTTTTATTGGAGACTGACTATTTGAAGAGGAAGGAGTTTGCAAAAAAAACTTTATTTAAGTTATGGGATAGAGAAAAATCTATGGGTAAACAACCAGTAATTAATGATGTGATTACTCAAACTTTTGGTGTTATGGCGTATGACTTAAATGAGATGTTAGTTGAGTGGTATGGAGGTGTTGATAAGGTATACGAAATAATAAAAAACAGATTATCAAATAAATCTATAACAACAGATAAAATTCAGGAATTGGGGGTTAATGTTGGAAATTATGATTTTACATTTGAATTTGAGAATATAAAAATTCGTAGAAGTCGTAGTGGAGGGTATGATTTGGAACTCCAAATGAATATAATTGATGGTGGAGTTGAGTTAATGACTGACGGTGAATACATTGATTTAATGAACCCAAGTTCTGTAAATGATGATTTATGGTGGGAAATATCTTATGAAATAAAAGATATTGCAGGAGATTTAATATATAAAATATCAAAAGAATATGGATTTGATAGTTTTTTAGGTGACATAATAATAGATTTTATATGAAATATTTAATTACAGAGTCTCAATATGAGATATTAATTGAGAATCAAAAATATGTTGATTCATTATTGGATAAAATTTCCGAAGAAGGGTACCAATCATTAAGTATTGATGAGAAAAGGTATTTGGATGAATTTTCTAAACACAAAGGAGAACCTGATGAGTTTGTTTACTCTTCAGATCAACACGACGAAAGAGAAGGTGAAGTGATTGAAGGTGAGATTTCTGGATTACCCATTAAGTATACATTTTCTGAGGAGGCGGATAACAATGATGGTATTGGTTATTATGGTGGACTTGAATTTGATGGTGATGAATATTTTGGAGTTATAATCTCGGATGAACGAGGACATTTGGTGGGTTATGATTTTTATAGCGTTCTTTCAGATGATGATGTTAGATTACAAGACAATATTGAAGGATTGGAACACGAAGTTTCTTTATTTTTTTCAGAAAATGTTCTTCCTGAACTACATAGGTGATAGAATTTTCTAAAAAACGGTATATTTATATATTAAATAAAAGAAATTAAAAAAATTATAATGAAAAAAGTAATTAGATTGACAGAAAGTGAATTAACTGAACTTATACATAGAATCATTGTTGAGACGGAAATGGATATGGATCGTGATACGATGAAGGATGGCGAAATGGAAGAAGGTTTATTTGGACCAAGCAAAAAAGAAAAAGAAGAATCCAAAAAAGATTTAATGAATAAAATGGAAGATTTACTTGGAAATAGTGAATATACTGAAGATGAATTGGCGAATAGTATGGAATCTATTTTGAATAAAGCTAAAGATTCTCATTACAAAGGGAAAGTTAAGTTAACTAAAACATCAAAAGGAAAACCAATGTTTGCTTTTGAACCTGAACTTACTAAGATGCAAAAGTTGGCAGCAGGATCAAGAGGACAAGCTTACGGAAGATAATATTAAAAATTATCAATATTGAAAAGGGACTTTAAGTCCCTTTTTTTATTCCTCAAACATTTCATCAATCATAACATTTGCGTTGTATGAAATTTCGTAAAATCTTTTGTAATTATATGATTGAATAATTTGTTGAATAAACACAATCGCAACACTCAAAAAAATGTAAGGAACGAATGTTGGAAACATAGTTACAAACAAAGTATATACGAATAATGAGGTGAAGAATAAAAAACTGATAACTGAAAATACCAATTTAGAATTGTAAGTATTAACCATTGACTGAATCTCTTTTAATTTTTTGTTTGTTTCCATTGTTCTATATTTTATAAGTATAATACAAATATAATGTTTTTAATCTGTTCTACCAAATATTTATTTAAGTATGAAAATAATTTTAAGTGAAAGTCAGTATATTAAATTAATTACAGAAGTTGAGGATATTGAACCATCAAAATCCGCTGTAAGGAATATTTGTGATAGTGAGAAGTTTTGTAATGCTCAGGGGGAAATAACTTTTGGACAATTGCGAGCATTGGTTGAGTCTACAACAAAAAAAAGATTATATCAGCATGTTGGTGAGGGTGGATTTAAGGCGACGATAAGAATGTTACCTTGGTTTTTACCCCAACTTATTATTGCAGGAGTAGTTGGATCCGCAGCAAGAGCAATTAACAAAATAGTTAGACCAACATTAGAGGAAACTGATAATTATAAAACTTGGTGGGGTAGAGCGGTTATGAAGTCGTTTGATATTGTTGAGGGAGAATTAGGGTTAAGAGATCCTTTATCAAAAATATTTTTTATATCCGATGGTCTTATGACAATGATGGATGATAAATATAAAGTTAAATTCGCCAAATATATTGCGGAATTGGCTAGTGAACAACCTGACGATGAGGTGGTTCCTGAATACTTTGTTGAAAACGAATTAAGAAGGTGGGTTAATGATAAATTTCTTTTGGATCCACCACTACCACCAAAAATATGATTTCATTTATTAAACATTTAATAGTAGTTTTTGGACAACGATACGGTTCTTTTGTATGGTTTGGTACCCACATTAGTTTAACGCAAACAGATTGGCATTGGTTACTTGAAATTTTTTTATCTGTATTTATAAACTTTTTAATTATATTTTCGTTATACTTAGAGTGGAAAGATAATGAAAATGAAAAATTACAAAAAACTAACAATACCTAAAGATTCTGCTTGGGAAAGAAAATCAATATGGAGAAAATTACCTCTTTGGTTAAAAACATTTTTAACAGGTTGTAATAATCTAATTAAATGGACACCAACAATTTGGAAACAAAGGGATTGGGACGACTCATTCATCTTTGATATTTTACAAAAGAAAATTGAATTCCAAAGAAAGGAACTTGTATTATCAAATAGACATACCAGAATTAATATTGATAATCGTGATATGACAATAGTTCTTAATTTAATTGAGAAAGTTAGAAACGAGTATTATGCTACCGAATATTTGGATTATCGTGAAACTAAATTCCGATTTGAGGATATTGAGGGTAGACCCCAATATAAATCTTTAGAGTTAGATGTTGTATGGGAAGATGATGACACATTCTTATATAAGTACCCTTCCACAATTCGTAAAGTAATTAAAGATAAACCAGGACTTAACAAATCAGACCTTTGTTTTTGGGTTGCACAATACAATCAAGAAAAGGCACATAATCTATTATTTAAAATTTTAAAAGAAAGGATGAGATGGTGGTGGGATTAAAGTTTAACATCAAGTGATGACATAACAATTGGTTTTGATTTAATACCTAAAATTGGCCAACCATTATCCATCATAAAGTTAATACCATCGGGGTGAGATTCCACTGATTCCTCAATATTGTCAGTGTAAATTGTGATAGTAATCATATGACATTGTTTACTTCTAACCCAATTAATATCATTAACAACTACCTCACTATTAATACCATATAAAAGATCTTTATGAGTTTTTAAAACTTTATTTAGTATTATTTCAAGACGGTGTTTCATATATTGAAAATATAATAACCATAAATGATAAGACAATGGCTTCTTTTGCTAAAAGGCGTTCGTCAGATAAGAAAACAAACAAAACTTAATAATATTTATCACATGAATATGAAAAATTTAATCTTAACTTTATTAATGGTGTTAACAACATCATTATCTTTCACACAATTTTGTCCGTATCTCGGAAATGATCAATTATTATCTTGCGGAATCAATTCAACAACATTAACTGCTGATTTAAGTCAATGTGGTGTTGGTGGAATCAACCCAAATCAAACAACTAATTATGGTGTTAGTAACATTGCTTACTCTCCTGACTCATACACCAATGGTAACTCAGTTTTTTTAGGTGATGATGCAATATCTAACTCAATTCCGATAGGATTTAACTTTTGTTATTTTGGGCAAACATATACCAACTTTTACATTGGTTCAAACAATTGGGTTGGATTTTCTGCGGGACAAAACTCCACTTGGATAACAACTCCTATCCCTAATGGTTCAGGATCGGCACCTATGAATTGTATAATGGGTCCTTGGCAAGACATTAATCCTGGAATTGGTGGTACTATAAAATATGCGGTATACGGGACGGCTCCGTGTAGACGACTTGTTATATCGTATTATCAAGTACCTATGTTTTCGTGTACAAGCCAATTATATAGTAGTCAAATTAAAATTTATGAAACAACAAATATAATTGAAACTCATATTTTAAATAAACCAATTTGTGCGTCTTGGAACTCAGGTAATGCGGTTCACGGATTACATAATGCGAATGGAACACAATCTGTTTTAGTACAACCACCCGTTTCAACATCAATTAGAAATAATAACCAATGGTCAACACAAAATGAGGGAGTTAGATTTACACCATCAGGACCTGTAGTTAATCCTGTACTTACTTGGTACCAAGTTGGTAACCCAAATCCAATAGGTACAGGTCCAACGATTAATGTAACACCACCCCCACAAGGTGCAAACTACACTTGTCGTTTTGTTTATCCCATTTGTAATGCAGGTTGGAACATTTGTAATTCAGTTGTTGGTGGTTTTGGACCTGATACTGTATTTGTTTTACCTGGACCACCAAATATACAAACATCCATAACATCATTTACCGAACCATTATGTTATTTAGGATGTGATGGAACCGCAACTGTAACCCCAATAAATGGTACACCAAATTTTACCTATTTATGGTCTAATGGACAAACAACACAAACCGCAATAAATTTATGTGTAGGAGTGTATGATGTTTTAGTTACAGATGATAATGGATGTACAGGTAATTCTTCCATTACAATAAATCAACCAACACAAGTAATTTTTAATAACATCATTGAGTCTAATGTTACTTGTGATGAAAATGACGGATCAATAATTATGGTTGGTAATGGGGGAACTCAACCATATAATTATTTTATTGATAATGTATCGTCTAACGACACAATTAATGGTTTATCGGGGGGTAATTATTTAATCTCAATTCAGGATGTTAACGGTTGTCAAATAGACTCTAATGTTTATCTAACATACCCAACACCAATTACACCATCCATATCACCTATTGATACGGTACAATGTATTCCTGGTAACTTTACATTTGTAAATACCTCATCACCATCTATTAATATGGTTAGTACTTTTGTTATGTTTGATGATAATACTGACACAACAACATTATTAACGGATAATATCACTCACACATATGATTCAGTTGGTGTTTGGGATATCACAATGTCGGTTACTTCTGATTATGGGTGTGTTTATACTCAAACATTTGATGACATTGTTGAAACTCGTCCATTACCAACCGCACAATTTAACATCTCACCAAATCCAACTACCTTCTTTGAAACAACTGTGTTAATGCGGGATCAATCCTACTCTAATATTGTTGATTGGTATTGGTACTCACCAAATGGATCACCAATGGTAAGTACTTATGATAGTCCAACAATTACATTCCCTGAAGGAGTTACAGGACAATACCCTGTTTATTTAACGGTTATTGATAATCTTGGATGTTCAGATACCACATCAAGAATTTTAACCGTAGAGAGTGATGTATTATCATTTATTCCAAATACATTTACACCCGATGGAAATGAATACAATCAAGGTTGGGGGTTTAATTTTGCGGGTATTGATGAATACCGATTTAATTTATACATCTTTAATAGATGGGGAGAAATGATATGGGAGTGTCACAATCCTAATGAGACTTGGGATGGGACATACAATGGTTTCCCTGTACAACAAGGTATGTATGCTTGGAAAGCGGACTTTGGTGTGGTAAACACTGATGAAAGAAGAAGTATTAACGGTTTTGTAAATGTAATCAGATGAGTTTAGAAATTTATACCGCAATATATACACCTATTGTAATAGTGGGTGTATTTGTTTTCTTAATTTTATATCGGAAAGAAAAGTAAATAGTTATTTATGTTGGATTGTGATATTTATTAATATGACAAAACTTTCAAAAATATCTTTATTTATTTCGGTAATCATTATGATTGCTTTTTTTACAACACAATCATTAGTTGTTTTTAATTTTATAAAATATATTGATGAGGTTGGTTATTTTGGTTACGCTTGTTTTTTAGCATTTTTACCATTTTTCGCGGTTGTTGTTTTAGAATATGTAAAAAGAAATAGAATCGGTAAAAACCATAATAAGTATATTAAAGAATTAAATAAAACACTTATATCACAGTCACACAATCCTTTATTTTATGAGGGTAATACAACCGAAGGTGCGAAAGTACTAACTAAAGAAGTTACAGAATCAATAAGTGCTGATAGATGTTCAATATGGTTATACAATGAAGATAAAACGGCAATAATATGTGAACAATTATATATCAAATCTGAAGATAATTGGTATCAAAATATAACACTACGCAAAAAAGATTTCCAACCGTACTTTTTGGCGTTATTAATTAACCCAATCATTATTGCAAATGATGCTGAGTCACATACCGCAACTTCTTGTTTTACTGAGACATATTTAAAACCACTTGGTGTAAAATCTATGTTAGATGTCCCTATTGTTTACCGTGGAGAAACGATAGGTGTTATTTGTATTGAGTCATTAACCCTTAGAGATTGGGATAATGCTGAAGTTAATTTCGCCCAATTATTATCATCCCTTTATACTTTTGCTTATTCAGTTAAAGAAGGAAACGATTTATTAAGAAGAAATAAGGAAACTGAAAACTTTTTAAACGAATCGTCAATTATTTCAGTTGCCGATAAATACGGTAAAATCACATATGTTAATAAAAAATTTGAGGAAGTTTCAGGTTGGTTGTTAGATGAAGTTAAAGGTAAAGATCATAGTATTGTTAATTCTGATTTACAACCTGAAGGATATTGGGGTAAGATGTATGAAAAAGTAATGAAAGGTGAAATATGGAATGATGTTGTTACCAATAAAGGAAAGTCAGGAGAACTATATTATGTTGATACATATATTAGGGCAAGATTTGATAAAGATGGTAAATTAGAAGGGTTTTCATCAATCAGACAAGATGTTACAGATCTTAAGAAAAAAGAAGTTGAAATTCGTAATAGAATGAACGCAATAAATAAATCTAACGCAGTTATTGAGTTTGATTTAGAAGGGAATATTATTTTTGCTAACGACTTGTTTTTAAATACTATGGGATATTCATCAATTGATGAAATAGTCGGAAAACACCATAGAATATTTATAGATGAGGAACATTCAAAAAGTGAGGAATATTATCTTTTTTGGAAAAAATTAAATGATGGTATATTATTTACTGGTGAAATTACTAGAGTTAAAAAAGATGGATCTTTAGTGTATCTACAAGCCACTTATAACCCTATTCTTGGTTTAGACGGTAAAATTTATCGTATTATGAAAATCGCCACTGATATCACTAATTCTCATGAACAAAAGAAAGAGATTGAAAAGAAAAATACTTATTTAGAACACGCAGCAAAGATATTAAGACACGATATGCATTCAGGTATAAATACATATATGCCAAGAGGATTGAGTTCGTTAGAAAGAAGATTAAGTTCTGAAGACATTACATCATTAAAAATTGAGGCACCTATTAGAATGATTAAAGAAGGGTTAAAACATTCTCAAAAAGTATATAAAGGTGTTTATGAATTTACTAATTTAGTTAAAAAAGACGTTGTTTTAAATAAATCAGAATGTAATTTAAAAACCATTCTAAATGATTATTTGTCATCAACGGCATACAGTAGTCAAGTTATTATTGAGGACTTACCAACAATAGAAGTAAACGAGGCGTTATTTTGTACTGCAGTAGATAACCTAATTAGAAATGGTTTAAAGTATAATGATTCAGATACTAAGTTTGTTAAAATTTATTCAGATAAAAATAATATCTATATCCAAGACAACGGTAGAGGAATTACACAAGAAGATTTTAATCACCTACGTGAACCATATACAAGAAAGGAAGGACAAACAGAGTCAGGTACAGGTTTGGGGTTAAATATTTGTGTTGCAATTTTAGAGGAACACGGGTTTAATATCACTTGTGAGAAAAATGAAATAGGAACAAAAATGAAAATAAAAATAAAATAAAAAACAAAAAAGAAAAAATGATTGATTCAATTTTATTGGTGGATGATGAAGATTTATTCCATTTAGTATTTGAAGACGCTTGTTCATTACTTGACATAAGTTTGTCTTTAAACGCATTAAATAGTTCTGACGAAGCTGCAAAACTATTCCAAAAATGGTTCCAAAGTGGAGACGATAATGATAAACCTGAATGTGTGTTTGTTGATTTAAATATTATAGGTAGTTCTTTTGATGGTATAGAATTAATTAGAAAAATTAATTTTGAGTATGGTAATCATGTGGTTATTGGAATAATATCATCAAGTAATGAACCTGAAGAACAAGCAAAGGCGATTCAGGCAGGTGCTCAGTTTTGGATTATTAAATCTGACGACATTGAACCTCGTTTAGAAGAGTTCAGAAAAGACTATGATGGGTATAAAAATAGAACTTTACCATTTAAAGTTTACAAATGATAAAAATAGATAGTAATACTAAAAAACTTTTGATGGACTTATACCTTAAAAAAGGTATAGGTCTTGAAGGTAATATTACTAAACTTATCAATACTGAAGATGATGAGGACTTTAAAAAGTATTTAAAGGATTGTGAAACAAAAGACGGAGACAAAAGAAGAAAACGTCTTGAGATGACAAAAAAAATACAAAAACAAAATGAGGAACTTGTAATTTTAAATGAAAAAAACGAAAAAATGATGGAAGATCTTCAGTCAACTTTAAAAGAAACTGAAGAACAAAGGGTAAAAATTGAAGCACAAAATGAGGAGTTAATTGATTGGAGAGAAGAAAACGAAAAAATACAACAAGATCTACAAAGAGAAATGATTAATTCTGAAAAAGCAAGAATACAGGCTGAAGAAGCGAAAACAAATGCCCTAAATGACTTGGATATATTACAAAAAAGAAATCAAACTGAGTTAATATCAACAATTGTTAGGGTTGCTCTTTGGATTATTATGGGTGTTGGGGTTGTTACAACTGGAGTTTATGTTTTTACACTTGTAATGGGTAAAGACACTCAAGTTATTAGTGCCGCTTGGTCAAATATATTTGGTATTCTTTTAACAAACGCTTTTTCAATCGTAGGAACCATTATGGGTATTAAATACGCAACAGAAAATAAACAATAAAACAAAAATTATGTTATTAAAAGTGGGATCGGAAGGGGACGATGTAAAAAAACTCCAAGAAAAATTAGGTGTAGAAACTATAGGTAAATTTGGACCTAAAACTGAAGCAGCAGTTAAAGCTTGGCAAAAAGCAAATGGATTAAAAGACGATGGTATTGTTGGCGATGCAACTTGGTCTAAATTATTTGGTGAATCACCACAGGTAGTTAAAGAAAATGTAGTTATTACACCCGTAGAGGGATTAAACATTGAGAAACTTAAAGGAACTATTCCTGATACGGTAATTGCACAGATTGCAGAAACCGCAAAGAAGTTTAATATCACAAACAATTTGAGGTTGGCTCACTTTTTAGCACAATGTGCTCATGAATCAGGTAATTTTAAGGCAGTTTCGGAGAATTTAAACTACTCTGCTGACGGATTAAAAAAAACATTTGGGAAATACTTCCCTGGAACCCTTGCTGAGTCATATGCAAAACAACCTGAAAAGATTGCGTCCCGTGTTTATGGTGGAAGAATGGGAAATGGTGACGAAACAACCAAAGAAGGGTATAAATTTAGAGGAAGAGGATACATTCAATTAACTGGAAAGGCAAATTATGTAAGTTTTACTAAGTTTATTGGTGAAGATTGTGTTACAACCCCTGATTTAGTGGCAAATAAGTACCCATTGGCGTCTGCAGCGTTCTTTTTCGATTCAAATAAGTTGTGGAGTATCTGTGATTTAGGATCATCAGACGATGTTGTAACAAAAGTAACAAAAAGGGTGAATGGAGGAACTCATGGACTTGAGGATAGACTCACAAAGTTCAAAAAGTACTATAGTTTATTAAAATAATTGACAATTTAGGTTAAAACCACTATAATTACCCTATAAATTTAAAAAATATGGTATTAATAGTGGTTTTAATCGTTTTTACACTTGTTTTAAGTGTATTTTCAATAGGTTTGTTCATTTGGTGGAGAAAATACGGTAGAGAACTGTTTTCTATGGTAAAAAAAATGAATAATTACACAAAAAATCAAAATTTTCCCTTTGATAGTGATATTTTAAGACAAAATCTTAATTTTCCTAAAGATTTTAGTGAAAATTTAAAAAATTTACAAGATTTATTAGGAAAATCACATAAAAAACACTAAAAAACCCCATTTTTAGTGTTAATTTAACCTATTTTTACTAAAAAAACCCGTTTTTTTGTCAAAATTGATGTTTTTTTTATCATTTATAGTCAAAATTTGACATATTATGGTGATTTTTTGTCGGTTTTTAACCCTATTTAAATGGTATTTTACCCTATTTTTCATCAAAAATCATTGATTTTATAGGTAAAACTACCGTATAAAAGAATACCTTATTTAAGGCTTTTTCTTCAGGTATTTAACCTCTACCTCATATGGTCCAGTATTTGTCTTTAAATTGTCATATTTCCATATAACAGTACAGTCGTCATAAGTGAAAACTCTCTCAAATTTAACTTGTTCTGGTAATTTCTTGGTGTTTTTTGAACTCATATCTTATTATTTTGTGTTTGGTTCACAAATATAGTAAAAATATCAATAAAAACCAAATTACCTCTTTAAGGTGTGATCACATTTTCTATACCATTCAAGGTATTCTCTCCTGTCGTTAATAACTGTTTTACAAAACAATGTAACCGTAAAACCAAAAAATATTATAAATCCTATCATATCAACAATATATAGTAAAAAAACTTATAAAGTGTGTTACGATAACATTAAGTTTAGGTTATAAAAAACCCCACCTTTTGAGTGGGGATTACATAAAAAACTAATAATTTATCCTTCAGGTGTCTCTTCGTCCTCTGATCCGTGTTTCTTATTGATAAATTTATCAACAGAACCAATAGCAAATGAACCTAATACTAAAATTAAGAATGAATTAAAGATAAATTCATTAACCACCAATGGTGCTCCCATAAAACCTGTGATAATATCTGCACCAGCAAATAAACACATCATTAAAAATGCGATAAACCCTACTACAGATTTTTCGTTAATAGAATTGTTGTCACAAAACAACTGATTAAAAAATTTTTTCATAATACTTGTTTTATATATAAATATTAAAAAAAATACCAAAAACTATTTACTTTAATATTTGATATAATATACTAAACGAATTTTTAACCAATAAAAAAAGGGACAGTAGCGAATTGTCCCTTTTTGGTGTTGCCTTAACGACAACGGTCCTAATTAAATTCTTATTGTCCTTTAACTAAATTAACACATTGTTTTAAGTACTCTTTAGTTCTTGGGGATGGAGTATACTCGTCCTCTTTAACCTGTAGATTCAATATCTTTTCAATATCTTTAACTAATTCAGTACCGTGCTCGTTTTCTTTATATAATTCAATGACTTTATCCATTGCTTTATGACAATCCCCACTAGTTTCATCATAATAGTTCTTATTTCTGAATCTGTTGAGATTATTCATCATTTCGTAAGCCAAGTGTTCTCCACCATCTTTAATGTCCTTAAACAATCTAATATTGTTTAATATACCCAATGTATCAACAAATCCATTAACACCTCTATTTCTTTTTGTAACTCCTGGTGAGTATTTTGCAAATTCCTCAGAATCCCCAACGATTTCATCCAACTGAATTATATTCTCAGGAATACATCTTGGTTTAACTTTTTTCTTTTCTGCGGAACTCATGCTATCATCTTCTTTGATGATTTTATATAGTGCTTTTCTAATATCACTTTCTTTAACTAATCTTCTCATAGTGTAACTTTTTAATATAAATATCAAACATTATTGTATTTATAAATATAAATATACCTGAAAAATGAATAATATTAAACAGATTGTTAGAAGAGTTATTTCTGAAACTTTTATACCTAATATGGTTTTAACTGAAAATGTTAAAATATCTAAGAATTTGGATTACCATATTAATAATAAAATTACTTTATCTGAAAGTGTTTTTAGACCATATTCGGATAGCTATTTTAATTTGGTTTGTGAAGTTAGAGATTTATATAATAACGGATCAATTCAATTAAATAGATCAGACAAATGGTTAATTGAAACTGATTTAGGTAAGATGGTTAAACTATCTTCAGGTGAATATGTTTCATTGGATTGTCCTTATTTAATGACTGAGGAAGAACTATTATCTGAAGCTGAATATCAAGGTAAAAAAGTTAAAGTTGGTTACCCAATGAGAAACTCTGGTGGTGGTAAAAAGTATAAAGTATATGTTAAGAACCCATCGACAGGTAAAATCAAAAAAATCACATTTGGTGATGTACATGGAGGATTAACCGCTAAGGTGTCTAACCCTGAAGCGAGAAGAAGTTTTGCGGCAAGACACAAATGTAAAGATAAGAAAGATAGAATGAAAGCTGGTTATTGGGCTTGTAGAATTAATCGTTATGGACACCTGTGGGGTGGTAAAACATATGGAGGTTATTGGTGATTTATGAAATTAACTAAAAAAATGATTGATAGGTTAGAATCATCAATAAAAAAAATTATTGATGGTTATGAACCATTTGAGTATATAATAGATGATGATGATTTAAAATTTATTAAAATAGAACCATATATTTTATGGAATAGATTTGTGAAAAATTACACCATAAATCTGTTTTATAATTTTAATAAATACATAACTTATGAAGGTAAGAAATCGGCGATAAAACATGGGTATGAATTAATCCAAAGAATAAAAATGATACTTCCAGTTCTTTCAGATGCCATTGGAGATGTTCACGTTAAAACAAAGGAAGAATATAAGAGATATGAGGACGAATTAATACCCCAAGTAAGAAAATTTCTACCTGAGCAAAAGATGATAATTAAAGAAGAAAAATATACCGAAGAGTATTTCCAAAAGATGGAAAATAGAATCAATAAATTCTTATCAAAATTTAAACCATTAAAAAGTGAAAATTTTGTTGGGTATACCGCTATTGTAGGTAAAGAAAAACATCACGACGGATTAAGTGTTAGGATAATTGCCTTATTCAAAAAACCATTTACTCAAAATGATTCGGATATATCTAATACCCAAATTAAAAAAATGATACCTATGTTAAAAGACGGAATTCCTCAATTAGGTAATGCAGAAATAAAAGGGGGTAGTAGTTCAACAATTGAAAGTCATAAACAAAATTTAGGTTGGGAATTAAAATGGTTGGGTAGAAAACTTGATGAATCAACATTACCATTTAAACAAACAACTAAGGATGGGATAAAAACCAGAGTTTTTGATAAGAATATTGATAACCACGAATTAAAATGGCATCGTGATGAAAGAGACAGAATTGTTGAAGTCGTAAAAGGTAGTGGATGGAAATTCCAAACGGACAATGAATTACCGAGAACATTAAAAGAAGGGGACAGATTTACCATCCCCTCCGAGATCTATCATAGAGTGATTAGAGGTAGTGGTGATTTAGTTATTAAAATCAAAGAACTTTGATTATTCAACCACCACATAATCAACGAACATAAGGGAACTTAAATTTGAGGGGTTTCCGCCAGCATATGATATCGCACTTTGTAAAGATTCCTCAATTTGTTTTAATTTGATAAAAATAGATTCTTCTTTATAAGGAATATATTTTTTAATTCCCTCAATTCTATTTTCTTTTCCTGATTGTTCTGAAGATGCCGAACCCCAAAAAGTTTTATGCCATTTATCATTGATTTGGATTAATTTACCTGGTGATTCTTTATACCCCGCAAGCATTCCACCAACCATAACCATTGAACCTCCTAAAACAAGACTTTTAACAATGTCAGAATGTTCTTTAATTGATCCATCTGCAATAATTTGTTTTTTCGCAATTCTGGCACAATCTCGTATCATACTTGCTTGCCAACCACGATTACCGAAACCTGTTGAGTGATATGTCGTACAAGCGGATCCACCACCTATACCTACTTTAACTGAGTCACATCCCCATTCTTCTAAATCTTTAACCGCTTCAGGTGTGCAAACATTACCACCAATAATAAATGTATGAGGTAATTTCTTACGAAGAAACTCAATCATTCTCTTCATCTTAATACAATGTCCGTGAGCAATATCGACGGTAACAAACTCAGGTATTAAATCTTCATCAATCAGTTCCTCAACTAATGAGTACGAATCATCATTAACACCAATAGATATTGATGAAAGTAAGTTTTGTTGTTTCATATTTCTAATAAATGAAACTTCATCAATCTCAAATCTGTGTAAGATGTAAAAATATCCATTCCTTGCTAACTCAATTGCCAATTTTTCATCAATGATACTTTCCATGTTTGCGGGAATCACAGGAAGTTTAAATTTGTAACCACCAAATTTTACAGATGTATCACAATCTGATCTTGTGTATACATAACTGTACTGTGGGATTAATGTTATTTTATCAAAATCAAACTTCTTGCTCATACTTACCTTCTATTAGTTTATTTATTCTGTTTTTTCCTTTTTCACCAATCGGAATTGGGTTTCCATATTCACTTATTTGAACAAATCTGATATTTGTTTTTAATACGATAACTTGATTTCCCGTGTAAACATCGTGAGCTCTCGCCTCCATATAAAGTGTAATTGATGTTGTACCTATTTTAGATGGATAACCATATATTTTTAATAGTTGTCCTTCTTTCGCCGGTTTTTCAAAATTACATTTATCAATAGATACTGTAACCATTCTTGGCGAATCACATAATTGCATTGAGTATCCAGCCGCTGCAGCATCAATCCAAGCCAAAAGTTTTCCACCGAATAAATTTCCGTGAAATCCTAAGTCTGATTTTTTAATTGGGTGAGTGTTTAATAATTCCATTGATTAAGTATAATAATTAAAAGTTAACAATTCAAATTTATAAGAAAAATAAACGTTATATTTATTAGTATGAATATCAAGGAAACAATACGAAAAATAATCAATGAAGACAATAGGATGAGAGAACCAATTCGTAAAATAGTTAGAGATATAATATCTGTGGTTAAAAATGAAGATGAAGGAGAATTTTATTTGCCTGAATACTTTGAAGATGATGATTCCATGGTTTACGAGTTCAATAAGTTAAATCCGTTCTCTGTTGATGTAATTATTGAATATGGTAAATATGGTGTAAATGCGTCTTATGTGAGAGATGATGAAACCATAATGGTTAAAATCCAATATGGTAAAAACGATAAAAATAATATTTTATATAAATTAATTGGTGAACTTAACGAATTAATTGCTCACGAATTAAGACATCTAAAACAACACAAATTAGGTTTATTTGATTTAGATGTTGAGGAACCCGAATCTCCTTTGGAGTACTATACTCAACCTCATGAAATAGACTCCCAATACTTTGGATTTAAGAGGTTGTCCAGGTTAACAAAAAAACCATTTAATAAAGTGGTTAAAAATTGGTTTGATACCCACAAAGAACTACATCAATTAAATAATAATGAAGTTGAGATTGTTGTGGATAAAATTTTAAATTATAGAAAATAATGGCGCACTATACGGAAACATATAATCCCGAACTAATAAAAAAACTTGACAAAATTAAATACTTGATACTTTCAATTGGTGGTATTGAAGATAGAATTGATTTTGAGGTGGACATGAATTCAATTAATGGAGAGATATACTCATTATCAATTTATATTAGTAATGATTTTGAGGTTGATGGTTTGTTAGAAGAGTTTATTGAAATCTTTAATGATTTAGATACTAAAATGCGTAATATATTTAAAAAAATTAAATTAGATGAACATTTAAACTTGAATCGTTCTTATCAAAATGATTATAATGGGGGTATGGTTGAATATCTAAATTTTGAGAATAGGTACGGAACTTTAAATTACACTATTCATTTCCTATTACATATTTAATTTCTGAATCTATTAATAATTTTTCTGATTACCTCTCTAACAATAATACTTGATCCGATAATCACACCATAACTTAATAGTCTTTTTATAATTTGATTAATAGTTGTTTGATCGAATCCCATTTGAGCCATTTCATACAATTGAGGTAATATCGGAATTAAAAATGTATATGCCAACATATTAGATACTTTGAACATCGTTATATTCAAACTTTCTACAAAGGATAAAAAAGTATCTTTAAGATTATTTGCCGCAGATAACATCTTATCAAATACCTCAACTAATCCCCTTTCTTTAATCTCAGAAAGTATTTTTACCAAAGCCTTTTTGTTTGAGGTGTAATAAGTAACCATAACTCCCGTAACAAGTAAAGATAAATCAAGACTTGTTAATTCAGGATGTTCACCCTCAATAAATTTTGTTACTGGCATCATTAAACCGCCAAGGGTTGATCCCCAACTTAATAAGAATCCAAAATCAAGTCCTGTTACCGTTTTAGCTTCCTTTAAAACCTTTTCAGTAAACTCACCCATTGACTTATAACTCTTCAAAATCTTCTCAGATAAACCTTCGGTTAACAATAATTTATTCTGATTTTCTGATATTACTACTTTCATAATTACAATAATAAATATATCGTATATTTATTTGTGTATGGCAAGATTAAATTTAAACCCTGAATTATCAAAAGGAGATAGAGTTATATGTATCTCAATGGATGATGAATACGCTGCAGTCCCAACAGGAATACCGGGAACAGTAACCCATGTTAGTGTTGTTTTTGGTGAAAAACAATATAATGTTAGTTGGGATAACGGATCCAAACTGGCACTTATTGATGGTGCGGATAAATGGATGAAGGAAGAGGATATGTTAAATAGAAGAAGGAAAAAAACCGATGAATCTGTTTTTGTAACCACAAAAAAGAATTTTTTAAAAGAAAACTTCTTTCAACAAAACTTAGACTTATTTAGAAATTTTAATGTTAGATTATTACATCAATACTTAAAAGCTTTAAGAGAGTCTGGTGTTACAAATATGTTAGGTGCGGCACCATATCTTTATATGGGTAGAGAACGAATTGCACATCAACATCATTATGAAGATTTTGATGGAGAAAGAGAGGAGGCGTTTGAGAGGGTTCTTGATATGGCAGATGAGATAAAAGATGAGATGATTCAAGGGGCAATTAAAATTCTTGAAAAAACTAATCAGGAGGTAACCCCAAGAAGGGCATCAAGACAAATTGAGGAATATGCAAGAAAAATGTTAATGGCATATACAAAAATGGCTGGAGGGCATTTAAATCATTAATGATATTTATATAAAAACTAAAATTATGGCACAATATTTTTTCGGAATAACAAAAGAGGAGAAAGAAAATATTCTTAACCAACATAAAACCGTTTATGACGGATATGTTACCCAATATGGACAAAGTAATGAACAACCTTTATATGTTCAAGATTTTGCTAACGATAAGAACGGAATTACCGTATCTAATAAAGGTGAGGTTAAAACCTATACAAATATGAACATCAACGAGTCTCACTCAGGTTTGGACATGATTGGTGACGGTGATGATGATTTAATTAATGGAACCGTTGATATTGATGATGAGTCAAACTGGGAAGATGAAGGTATTGAATTCATTTCATTAGGATTGAGTGATGATGACTGTCACGAATGTGGTGGTGAAATGGAAGAAGGTTGGGATAGTCCGGAAATGAAAAACCGTTATGATGATTATTCATCTAAAGATTATAGAGATTTACCAAAAGTATTTGGACACGGAATGTCTGATTATGAAGGAACAAGATTAATTGATCCTGAAATGGAAGATGACGATTTTGAGGAATTTAACGATAATTATAACGATGATTTTAATTACGGTGAGGACTTTGAGGATGATGATGATTTTGAACCAATATTTGAAGATAATTTCTCTGATGAGGTGGATGATGAAATCCTACCTGAGTTTACAGAAAAGTTGAATGAATCATTGGATATGTTTAGAAGATTTAAAAAATATAATTAATTATTTCTTTTAAACATTAATTAGTTAATCTTTACTCAAATGGAAATTAACGAAATAGTATCATACTACATACACGAGGGATCAAGGAGATTAGAGGTTTCCTTCAGATTGATGAACGACAACGACGACGAGGTTAGAAACGATATCATTAATATAGATGAAGCCGAGGATTTCGGTTATAATTTAATCCAGGAAGGATTTGATTTATTTGATGATGAAGATAATGAAGATGACTTTGACGATTTTGATGACTTTGACTCAATTGATGAAGAAACTCTAATTACCTACCTTAACGAATATTATATCGTTAACCCAACAAAATTACCAAAACCTGAATTATTTTAAGAGTTGATCCATTAAGGACCAACTCTTGTTAGAATTAAAGTTACCGATACATTAGAACCAGCACTTCCGTTAGCCCAAGTTCCTGTGGTACGAAGAACCAATGTTTCATTACCATCATCAACAATCTTAAATGTTCTCGTTGATCCATCAATGTCAACTTGGATATACCCCAAATCAAACTGAGTGGTTTGTCCGTGAACATAGTAATAATATTCTTTAGTCCAATTAACCGAACCATCAGGATTATCAATTGGTTTGAACCTCATCATGGAATAATCCATATGAATTCGAGTAAAACCAACTTCAATTGAATCCATTGGAAATTTCTCACTTGGGTTTACATACAAATCACCAGGGTAATAAACCATATTATTACTTGATGAAGTATTATCAACTTCTTCGTATGTTACCTTATCAATACGATACTCACCACTCAAACTAACAAGAGTTGATTGTTCGTATTTAACACAAGAAGTTAAAAGAAAAATTGACACGAGGAAATAAAGAATTCTTTTCATAGTTTATTTGTTTATTATTTTATGAATACAAAGATATGGAAATTTATTTAATCTACAAGTATTTATATAAATAATATGGAAACAAATTTAGACGAGTTAATTTACTTGATGAAAAAATATACCTATACCGATGATAATAACGGTGAAATAGGTGAACAAGACGAAGGTGGGGGAGCGGCTGCAACAGGAGGTGGTGGTGAAGGATATCCTACCGTTACAAAGTGGGAAACAGGACTCACTAGAAGTGTTGCAAATACCATAGACGATAAAGTGACTTGGAAGTCCTTGAATAAACTTGTAAGGGGTAAGGCAAACACATTATTATGAATAATACTGATGAAATATTGAAGAGAATACTTCTTAATATGAAGTACGATTCAAGAAAAACTTTGAGTGAAAATAGTAGTCTATTATCCGAAAATGATAAAAGGGATACTAAAGAATATTGGGACAATCTTTACAAAAAAGGTAAAGTAAGTAAAGATATGTATGATTATCATATTGAAAGGATTGAGGGTTTAGAATTAACTAAATCTTTTACTAAAGGTATGAAACAAAAAGAATTTCAAGGTAACGAGGAATGGAATGATCAACCCAAAAATTCGGTATATAATGTTTATGACAAATCAACTATAGTAACTTATAAATCTGTAATACCTGGCAAATTTTTAACCGCACCTTTACTTGGGACACCTAGTGTAAAACCATTATCTTACCATAGTAAAAATCAACCTTACTACGAAGAAGGTGCAAAAAGAATGTTTGGGTTGGCTTGTCAAGTACTTTCAGGGACAAATGATAAATATAAAGTTGGGTATGATAATATGACAGATTATTATATGGATGATAATGGTAATAGATGTCAACCAACAAAATCATACATTGAGATAACAAATACTGGTAGAGATAAAAAGTACGATTACCAAAGAATATCCGACATGGATAATAGAAATAAGGAATACTTTTACCGACAAAAAAATACTACAGAATGGAAAACACCGAATTATAAGATGAAAGAATCTATAATGAGTGGAGTTACATTTGATTCAGGAGGAATAAACATCCAAGGGATAAAACAAAGAACTAAATATGAATACCCAGCAGGATGCAAACCTTTACCATTTGATACTTGTTTAAGATGGTCGTGGAGATCACTTTATGAATATGGAGGTGTTGATGGAGGACTTGATTCATTTGAATATTTTGAGAACAAAGACTCAACAAAAATAACTTATAAAGCGTGTATTAGGGTTGATGACTTTTACACACCTTGGTTATCTGAATATGCTGGTTATTATGATACATCAAAAATATCGGAAGGTAGTTATAACGAATCTTTAGGGGTTAAAATTGGGATGACTTGTCCTAAAGGTGCGATAACGTCATTACCATCAACACCAAGTGTTTATTACGGTAGTGAAAATAATCAATCAGTTTCTGATTTAGAGAAAAAAGATGAATTGGCTCGTAAATATTCCGCAGAAGCGGAATCTTACTATAAAGAAAAATCCGCATACAATAGAGTAGGTGAAAGAACACAATTAGAAATTGATGCAATGTCTTCAGTAGTATCGGGTGGTTTAAGAATTGTAGGAAAATAATATGGAAAAGAATTTAAAACAAATATTATCGGAAATGAAAAAACTTATGGAATATAACCCATCCATAGGTAAAATAATTAACGAACAAGATCCAGATTTTGACATTGACCCAAGATTAGGTTCTCAAAAATCTGATCGTTTGGGTAAAGGAGGTACATTTGATAGACAACAAAAAGAATTAACAAGAAAAGGTGTAAAATCAACTGATGGATATTTTTATAGACAAAGTTTTAATGAACATAAAGGATACTTTGATAATAATATGATGTTAGGAGAATGTTTTGACATAATCAATTTCACAACAAATGATAATGCACTAACTTCAATGAATATTCCTAAAGATAAAATGTTTAAAGACGAAATCGGGTATTATATTAAAGGTAAAACCAATGCATACGGAGATTCAAGAGACATTAGAATTTATTTACCAAAAGATGATTTTTTTAGAAATTTAAATGGTGTTGTTAAATCATTTATTGCTTACCAAACTTGTAATGATCAAAAAAGAAAACAAGGAGGTAGAAAATATAATTTAGTGTATCAATTAACAGATCCATCAAAAGCGGTTATAAATCAAATTATTGACGGTAATGGGTTTCAAATCATTGACGGTGAAGTTTCAAGAGGGTGGACAATAAGTCAATTTGGTGGTAACCAGTCTGGGTATTTTAGAAGTAAATCTGAAGAATATGATGATGTAATTGGTGGTGATCCAAGTTTAAAGGGATCTTTATTACCTCAAGATTTTTCTGAATTTTCATTAGATAATTACGGTGAAGAATATGGTAGATCAGATTTTGATATATGGTATGATTCTGGTTGGGGAACTGCTGTGAGTATTGGTGTTGCAATTTTAGCGTCTATCGTTACTGGTGGTATTGCGGCAGGTGTTGGGCTAACAAGTAGATTCGCAATTTTAGGTGCCGAATTGGCGGGTGAATTATTAATTGCGATACCTGAAGCAATATATCTAAAAGGTAGAGGTTTAAATAGCGGTGCCGCAATGGTATTATTATTTTCATTGATACCCGTATTAAATGCTAGTGGTTTTGCAAAAAAAATAACAGGAACATTAACAGATAAAGAAATATCGAATTTAATTAAAAAGATATCACAAGATGCAGAACAAGGTGCGTTTAAAACACCTGGAGATGTTAAAGCATGGATTAAAGGTTTAGATGATAAAACAAGAAAATTTGTTGAGGAAACATTACAAAATGGTTCGGACGCATTAAAACAGGTTAATAAAGAAGTATTAGTTAAAGATATTAATGATGGTTTAAAAAAAATACTTAATGAAGTTAGAACAAATAAAGTGGTTACTAAAGAAATTGCCGAAAGTGTTGACAAATTATTTGCTGATTACGCTAAAAGTTATGCAAGCACATTTAAATTAATAGGACTTGATTTGGTGGCGGTTTTTTCGTCTATGCCAATAATTAAAACATTAGTTAAAGACGATGAAGAAATAATGAAAGACCCTCAAGGTTTTTTAGAAAATGTTAAGAAGAACATTGAATTGGTTTTTGGAAATGCTGACGAAAAGATTAGGAAAAAAGCCGAAGAGGAATGTAAAAAATTACAATCAGATTTTATTAATGCAACAACAACAGATGAACAATTAGAAAAAGGTAAATTATATCTTAATTTTTTAAGGGATATTGGGAATACCGGCAAAATAGATTATGAAGAAATGAGTACTGAAGCATATAAAGTTTTGTTACAAATGGTTTTATATGATATTAAGAAGGAATATTATGTTGCTTATGCGAATAATCAAACTAAAGAAATTTTAGAAAGTAAGAATAAATATAATCAATTAGTTAACACTACTGAAAAATTTGAGCAATCCCTATTAAGTTTTTGTTCTGATTTACCAATGACACCATTTCAAAATTATCAAGAGGCTTGTGAGTTTTTAACTTGGGTTAGTACAAATAAAAAGAATTTTTATTTCACAATTTCTTTTGAGGATGGAACTGAAATGACGGTTATAGGAGTTAAATCTTGTGATTTTAAGAAAAATGAATTGGGTTATTCTGACTCATTCATTATGAATGAATGTGAAATTAGAAATGCATATAGTCAATATGGTACGGAGTACTCAAAAATAGTTCCGACTACTATTACATCATCACAAGTAAGTGAAACTAAAAATTGGCAATATAAAGATAGTGATGGGAATTGGGTTGATTGTACCAAAACTCAAGCCGATGCTAGAAAAAAGAAAGGTCAAGAAATTAGAGAAAAACCAAAAATGAATTAAAATAATCTATACTATAATGCGAAAAATAATTACCGAAATAAACAGAATTAGAGAAATGATAGGAGTATCCTTAATTGTTGAGGGTATTGGTGATGTTTTAAACATATTTACTAATTTAGGTAAAAAAAGTATTAAAGAATTAAGTAATGAGGAACAAGAAATTATAAGTAAACTCATTAAAGATTCTGCCGAAATACAAAGAGCCGGTATAAGAAGTATTGATGATGTTATGTCAGATGCTGGAAAACAATTATTATTAAAAACCATTAGAGAAAATAGTGTT